GAAGAGCTTCGCGCTCTCTTTAGAGAACCTAAAGCGGATTGGAGCGAGGTGCTCACAGGCATCGCCCGCCCTCTCACAACCTGAATACCATGCTGTAATCTAGCGCGTCGGTACTCTGCTAGGTTTCTGTTTTGCGTGGGTATGCTTACTGAGTACCAATTGTTCAACCCTGAAAGAAGAAAGAAGGAGTAGCTTAGCATGGCGAAAGTGAAGTTCTCGGCATCGCACGCGATTGCGAAGGAGATCATCAAGGTCTTCAAGCTCAAGGTCGGGCCGAAGGATGTGGACGACAAGCTGGCGACAAAGTTGCACACCGCAGCGATTGCGCAGACCGAAGAAGCCGAGCAGATGTGGGACAAGCTCGGTGAAGACTCGCAGGCCTGGGTCAACGGCTACACCGATTACAAGAAGGGCGAACGCGACACCGCGCCGACCTTCGAGGAAATCGTCGAAGGTCCCGTGAAGGCCGGCAAGGATGAAGACGAGGACGAGGACGAGGACGAGGACGAAGCCCCCAAGAAGGGTAAGTCCAAATCCAAGTCGAAGTCGGAAGATGAAGACGAGGACGAGGACGAAGATGAAGCCCCGAAGGGCAAGTCGAAGTCCAAAGCCAAGGCGAAGGACGAGGACGAAGAAGAAGACGAGGACGAAGAGCCCGCGCCGAAGAAGGGCAGCAAGAAGTCCGCGCCGGCCAAGTCCAAGTCCAAAGCCAAGGATGAAGACGAGGAAGAAGAGGAAGAGGATGAGCCCGCGCCCAAGGGCAAGGGCAAGGCCGCTGACAAGGGCAAGGCCGGCAAGTCGGCCAAGGAAGCCCCCTCGAAGAAGAAGCCCGCCAGCAAGCCCGCCAAGGCTTCTGGCAGCGACGGAAAGGTCGGCGCGACTCCGGCTTGGCGCAAGACGCTCAAGGCTGTCGAAGCCAAGGGCGAAAAGGGCGCTACCATCGCGGAGATGGAGAAAATCTGCGACAAGTACGGCGTGCGTCCCTTCTACGCTCGCTTCGTCCGCGCCGGCATTCTGGAACGGCCGGAAAAGGGTCGCTACCGGATCAGCAAGGCCGGTAAGAAGTTCCTCGCTTCGGCGGAGGACTAACCCCCATGGCACCGGCTTGGGCGCTCGGGCACGACTTGGCTTTCTTGAAAGAGACGGCAGGAGTTTTTGCCCGAGCGCACAAGCGCCATGTATACGGAGCCTTCGGGCTCATCAAAGAACGCGATATAGCTACCGCCTTAACCGGCGGTAGCTTTTTTTGTATCAAATCGGGAGAGCAGGTGAAGGCCGCAGCGATTGCGAGCCGCCTTACCCGCGATAGCACCCACACAGATTATGCCGGCAGGCCGCTCACTCTTCCTGCCGGGACTACTTATGTCAAAGCGATTGCCGGCACCAGCCCGCTCAAGCTCTCCTTGCTGTTGGAGAAGATGAAGAAGCCGGTCGCTGTGGAGATTTTTGAGGAAGATGAGGTAGCGAAGAAAGCCGTGCTGGTTTCCGGCTTCACCTATCTCGGCACCAAAGTGATGGCGGGCGGAGAGATCAAGGGGCTCTACAGCAGAGGTGCGGCTTTTGCTTTCACGCGCACATACCCTTCTGAGCCGACCTTGAAGATGGTCAAGGAGAAGTATCTTCCGGCCAAGTGGCTCGCGCGCATTCGTGCGGAGCTTGACCAGAACTCGAATGCTTTCGCGCAACATTACTCTTCCTATAATAAGCGCAAGTCATGGACCGCCTTCTCGCTGCGCGGCTACAAGCCCGGTGACCCGACCTTCATCATCAAGCCGGCAGAGATGAGCCGCGCGTGGAAGGAAGAGAACACCGGCTGGGAGAAGTGGGAGTGCGAGGACACGACTATTGCTGCGCTCTTCCCGAATGTTTGGGGTGCGCTCGGAGAGATACCCTGTGCCGGTTATGAGCGGGTGCGTTTCATGCGCCTTGCTGAGAAGAAGGGTGAGCTTTCGCGACACGCGGATATCACCGACCGCGCTGCCGGCTTGCAGCCAGGACGCATCGCTCGCCTGCACATTCCCATCTACACCAGCCCGCTTGTCAAGTTCCGCGCATGGGATGAGCGCGGGCAATTCATAGAAGAGACCATGGCACCCGGCTCGCTGTGGTATCTCGATACACGCAAGCCTCACTCGGTCGTCAATGAAGGCGATGTGGTGCGCGTCCATTTAGTAGCCGATGTGATTTGCAGCAAGGAGACGGTCAAATGGGTATCCCGGTAAAAATTAAGCGCATCATGGAACAAGAGCCGATTGTGGAGACACACGGCAAGTTCAAGGTGGTGCGCGAGGACTTGATACCGGGCGGTGCGAAGATGCGCTTCCTCCCGCTGCTGGTCCAAGGACAGAAGGAGATTGTCTTTGGTGGCCCCTTCTGCGGTGGTGCTCCTTACGCGCTGTCGGAGCTTGGCAAAGTCACGGGGCAGAAGATTACCCTCTTCTATGCGAAGCGCGCCAATCTGCACGAGCGCCAGATCAAGGCGAAGGCGAATGGGGCCAAGCTGCACTTCGTTTCGCCCGGCTACATGACGGTGGTGCAGGCAAGGGCTCGCGCCTATGCCGCAAAGAAGAAGGCGCTCTTCCTCGAACTCGGCTTCGATATGCCGGAGACCGAAGCGCATTTCGTGCGCTTCCTTACCGAGCGGCTGGTGCCGAAGCTGGGGAAGCCCCCGGAGATTTGGTGCGCCATGGGCTCGGGTCTGCTCGCGCGCTGTCTCGGCAAAGCTTTCCCGAAGACTACCATCCACGCTGTCGCGGTAGGGCTCGCCAGCAAGCATGGGCTGGTGCAGTTTCCGAGCAACGTTCAATTCCACGTAGCGCCGTATGACTTCCAACAGGAATGCAAAGCCGAAGTGCCGTTTCCCTCTTGCCCGAACTATGATCGGAAGGCGTGGGAAGCAATGAACGAAACCGGAAAGAAGGGCGCTGTGCTCTTCAACGTATTGTAGGAGATAGAGACCAGTGCGCATCGAGAGAAAAGAATTACAGGCCGCTCTGTCGGCAATACGGCCGGCAATCGCTACCAAGGACCCGCTCACGCAACTGCTCTGTGTCTGGTTCAGCGGCGAGCGGGTGTTTGCCTATAACGGCACCATTGGCATCGACGTGCCGCTCAAGAGCGACTTCAAGGGCGGTGTTGCCGGCGCTCCGCTGGTCGGGCTGGTAGGCTCATCCGTCGCCAAGCAGGCCGAACTCTCGGTCGAGACGGCGAAGGGGAAGAACGATTTGCTGCTCAAGATGGGCACGTCGAAGTCGCGCCTTCCTTCGCAGGATTTTGAGCAGGCGGTGTGGAGCTTCCCCAAGCTGCCGAAGGAGGGCATTGAGATCGACGAAGTTTTCCTTACCGCTCTCTCGCGCGTGCTCATCGCCGCGACGGATGAATATGGGGTGAGCCTCATCTGCGAAGATGACAAGCTGACGCTCTACGCCACCAACAATCGCTCGCTCGCTTGGCACACTGTCAAGAACCCCGGCTTCCCGAAGACGCGTTTGGAAATCAGCCCCATCTTCTGTGAGCAATTGCTGGCGCTTTGCTCCGATGGCGGCAAGCTCTACATTGCGAAGGACTCCGTGCTCGCGACCTCGAATGATGGCGCGCGGCTTTTCTCCAGGCTTACCGGTGGCGAGCCTTTGGATTACGATGTGGCGCTGCAAACCAGCTTGCCGAAAGGCTACAGCAAGATGGCGACCGAGATTCCCGACAAGCTGATGATGGCTTACGACCGCGCGCTGGTTATGACGACCGGCGAGTTCGCGGTTGTCGAGCATACGGTCGAGGAAGAAGTGCTTCGGCTCAATCTCAAGAGCCAGCTAGGGTCGCTCGACGAGAAAATCCCGATGAAGGGCACCAGCTATCAGGTAGCCGTCTCGCTCGACATCGCGCTGGTCAGGAAGGGGCTCGCCACCACCGACCGGATTGTCTTCACCGAAGATGGCGTGGTGCTTCTTTGGGGGAAGCAGGGCGGCTACATCGTGGCCGCGCTCGCCAATTAGACAGGTTGCGGAACCCGCCGGCTGAAACAATGCCGGGAGATACGGGGAAAGCACGGGGGTGCGGGGCGATGACCGGAAATCTCCCGGTAGCTCGCACCCCCACCTCTTTCATCATTCAAAGGCACAGCACACCGACATGGGATTTTTTGGAGCACAACAACTAGCGAAGGCGCGCGGTGGCGCTAATTCGGACGAGCTTTACCATCGCCTGCAATGCAAGGCTTGCCCGCTCAATTGCGCCGATGCGCAGACCCCGCACATGGAGCCATCCGGCAGCAGCAAGCCGACCATCTATATCTTCGGGGAGATGCCGGGCGAAGAAGACGATTACGATGGTCAGCCTTTCGTCGGGCGCTCGGGTCGCTATCTGCGCAACCAGATACCGAAGGAGTGGAAGAAGAGCATCCGCTACAACAATGTCATCCGGACGCATCCGGGCGACCGCCAGCCCGAGCGTATCGAGATTGAATGCTGCCGGCCTTTCAATGCTGCCGACATAGAGAAGGCGAAGCCGAGAGCCATCTTCGGCTTTGGTAACATCCCGCTTAATTGGTTCACCAAGCAGAACGGCATCATCAAGTGGCGTGGCCGTCGCCTGCCGGTCAAGATTGGCGAGCACACCACATGGCTCTACCCCTTCCTGCATCCTGCCGATGTTTTGAAGACAGAGCGCCGCGACGGCACCTCGAAGGAGAAGTTTACCTTTGAGCATGATTTGAAGCGCGCGTTTGCGGAGATTGAAGACCTCCCCGACCCGCATATCCATACCGCAGAGGAAGCGAGCGAGGGCATTACGAATGTCGATTGGCGTCAGCCAGGTGCAGTCGATACCATTGTCGCGTTCCTCAAGAAAGCATCGCGCGCCAAGGTGTCGGGTCTCGACTACGAGACATCGCATCTGCGTCCCTATCGTCCGGAAGCAAAGATACTCACCATCGCTGTATCGCTGCTCAACGAGACGCTCTCCTTTCCGCTCGATCATCCCGAAGCCAAGTGGAGCAAGAGCCAGCGCACGCGGATTGTTGAAGCCTTTCTTGACTATCTCAAAGCACCCGTGCGCAAGGTCGCTTTTAACGAAGCCTTCGAGATGGAGTGGACTGCGGTCATCTTCGGGCGCAAGCTCATCCGTGCCGCGCGCTGGGACGACCCCATGGCTCAAGCTGCCGTGTTGGACGAGCGCATTGGCGGCAAGCCTGATGTGGAGAAGGTCTCGAAGGATACAAGCTGTCTCGGCTTGGGCTTCATCACGCTCAACCGTTTCGGGCTCAACATCAAATCGCTATCCAATGTCAACACGAAGAATATGCTCGGGGAGAAGCTCGCGGATATTCTCCCCTACAATGGCATCGACGCGAAGTATTGCCTCCTCCTTTACTTCGTGCAGAAGAAGCTACTCAAGCAACAGAACCTCTTAGCAGTATACAATATGCGCTTGCGCCGCATCCCGACGGTGGTGCTGACGCAGATCAAAGGCATCCCGCTCGACTTCGGCGCAGCCGATAAGCTGGACAAGAAGCTGCGGAAGATGGTGCGGAAGGCGGAGGCTGAGCTTGCCGCTGACAAACATGTCGAAGCATATCGCAAACGATACCGCCAGGATTTCAACCCCGGCTCTGATGCGCACTGCGTCAAGATGCTGCGTGACGTTCTGGGATCGAAGGCCGGCGTATCGGAGAAGAAGGGGTATCAAGTCACCAAGGCGGTGTTGCAAAAGGTAGCGGAGCCGGTCGCGCAAGCTATCCTCGATTGGCGAGCGCCGAACAAGCTGCTCTCCACCTACATTTGGCCGGAGGGCCATCGCTTCGTTTATCCCGACGGGCATCTGCACCCGGTCCTGAATACGCTTCTGACTTCAACAGGGCGGCTCTCAAGCGAAGACCCCAACGAGCAGAACTTCCCGAAGCGAAGCGATATCGGCAAGGAGATACGCAAGCAGATCAAAGCGCCTCCGGGGCACATCATCTTCTCGGTCGACTATGCGCAGATTGAAGCGCGTTGTATTGCCATGGCTTCCCGCGACCCCGTCTATGTCAAGATGTTGTGGGAAGGCTACGATGTGCATCTCGATTGGGCTCAGCGCATTGCGAAGCGCTACCCGCGCGTGCTCGATAAGTATCCGGACGGCATCAAGGGCCTGCGCCAAGCAGTCAAAGGCGGTTGGGTCTTCGCGCTCTTCTTCGGAGCGCAGCAGTCGACGGCCGAGAAGCAGGTGGGCGTGCCAGAAGGAACGCTCACGCGCGAATACAACGAGTTCTGGCGCATCTTTGAGGGCGTGCTGAAATGGCAGCGGCGGCTCAAGAAGTTCTACGAGGAGCATGGGTATGTCGAGAGCCTGACCGGCACTCGCCGTCGCGCGCCCATCTCTCCGAACCAGCTCATCAACGCGCCTGTGCAAGCGTTGATGGTCGACATTGTCATGGACGGGATGAACTCGCTCTCTGAATTGGACGATTGGCATCTGCAACCCATCATGCAGGTGCATGACGATTTGACGATGATCCTCCCGCTGGATCGCTTCGATCATTACTCGCACCTCATGCTCGATACATTGCTGACGAAAAAGTATGATTTCCTGAACGTGCCGCTGGTGGTGGAAGCTGCTGTTGGCGAGAACCTTTACGAGATGGAAGACGCCGGTGTCTTCTCTAGCGAGAATTGGAAAAGCTAATGGCAAAGTTTAGAAGCCTCTTCGACAAGAACAAGGTTGTCGAGACATTCGGTGGCGGGCTGGCGGATAAGTTCGGGATTGTCCCGTTTTCCGTTTTAGATGCGCGCCAGGGTGAGTGGCAATCGCGCAAAGCTGCGTGGCTCTCGCTCGGCATCAAGAGCGAAGTCGGGCGTGGGGAGAACCTGTTGAAGTTCAGCGACACCGTGCTGCAACCCGACAAGAAGAAGCGCGAAGCTGCCAAGCAGCACAAAGCAATTCCGGGTGGCGATACGGGACCCAATTCTGCCTACAAGTTCAAAACGGATGCGGGCTACAAGACGCAGAATGAAATCGAAGAGGGCGTGGGCTCTACCGGCACCTCCATCTTTGACCCCGTGCTTTGCGAGTTCTTCTACCGCTTCTTCGTGCCCAAGGGCGGCACCATCATCGACCCCTTCGCTGGCGGCTCGGTGCGCGGCGTGGTCGCATCCCGGCTCGGCTTCCGCTACCATGGTATTGATTTGCGCAGCGAGCAGGTGGAAGCCAATCGCATACAGGCGAAGAAGCTGTGCGAAGGCTTCCCCAAGCCTGAGTGGATCACGGACGATGCGCGCAATGTGAAGAAGTATTTTGAACAGGAGTCGATGGACGCGATCTTTTCCTGTCCACCTTATGTCGACCTTGAGCGATACAGCGATGACCCGCGCGATATCTCTACTTTGGGGTGGGAAGCGTTTGCGCCTGAGTACAACACTATCATTAAGCGGACTGCCCGCCGTCTCAAGAACAACCGCTTCGCCGCTTTTGTTGTCGGTGAGGTGCGCGGGAAGGATGGCACTTGCGTGGGCTTCGTGCCGGGCACCATCAAGGCGTTCGCCGAAGCAGGGCTCACGCTCTACAATGATGCCGTCCTGATTACTTCGGTAGGCTCTCTCGCCATGCGCGCCGGCAAATCATTCGAGACCACCCGCAAGCTCGGGCGCACGCACCAATACTGCCTCATCTTCGTCAAGGGCGACCCTCGCAAAGCAGCGGACGCTTGCAAGTGAAGGCGGAGGCGGCATTTTCCGATGACAAGACGTGCCGCTTTCAGCTTTCCTGTTCGGTTAAGCCAGCGAGTGTCTTTGAGAAGCCCGGCCATCGTGCGCTGCTCGTCATCATGGTCAATCCATCAAAGGCAACCGTGCGCAACGGAATGATTTACCCCGACCCTACAGTCCGCAAGTGCATCGGCTTCGCCCGCCTGCACAAGTTCGACAAGCTGATGGTCGGCAATGTCATCCCCTTCATCTCTACTGACATCAAAGGGCTGCGCAGCTACGACAATCCGCTTGCGACGCAATGGGCGAATACTGACCATCTTTTCTACATGATGCAGCAGGCCGACCAGATACTGGTTGCTTGGGGCAGGCTCTCGAAGCTCCCCGCTCCGCTGCGCAAGAATTGGAGAGCGGTGCCGCGCCTTGCCCGGAAGCTGAACAAACAGCTTTATTGTTTGGGCACTTGCGATGATGGGCACCCGAGACATCCTCTGATGATTGGCTACAAAACTCAGATGGTGCGTTGGGTTGAGCCGTGAAGAGAAAGCCGTGGCCGCCGATTGCATCCTTGGCCGGCCCGTTCTCTTGGACGCAGGAAAAGTTCGGCTATCTGCTGCGTGATGGAAAAGGCGGACCTTACGCAGCCGTAACGAAGGGCAATGATGGAATGTATACCGCGAGCCTGCTGACGCCAGGCTTCCCCGGCAACGGTCCCTTCAAGCAGCAAACAAAAGCAGGCGAGCAGGCGGAGAAGATGTTGTGCCGCGCTTTCGATATCGACGATGACGCGGAGTTCGGCCGTATGCCTTATCAACGCGGAAAGCTTACGAGAAAGATGCTCTGATGAAACGCAAGACGATGGGCACAGTCGAATTGGTTTGGGCGCAGCACAAAAGCGCTTACGAACTGCGCAAGGAAGGCGATGAGGACAACCCCGATTGCATCGCGCGGGTGTGGGGGCCGGAGGATGGCTTTACGGATGATGAGTTTCACTACGCCATCTTCTCGCCGCACAACAGCGACCGCAAAGAAGGACCGCGTGCGTGCGAGCTAAAGGGTGATGTTTCTACATTCGAGGTAGCGGTGCAGATGGCGGAAGTCTCTGTCGATAACAAATCTTGGTGGCGCGGCCGTTCGCTTGTGTTCGACCGCTCCGCTTTGCAAGAGAAGTTCGTGCGCCAAGAGGTGCAGAAGGCAGTAAGGAAACAGATGAGAAAAATCGAAAGGCGCAAACTATGAGCACTGTTCTGACAATGAAGTATCGCCCCACCGCATGGGGTGATGTAATCGGGCAAGAGTCCGTGGTCCGTTCTTTCCGGGGAGTGCTCAAACGCGGCAGCAACCACACCTTCCTGCTCTCCGGGCCTGCCGGCACTGGCAAGACAACGCTCGCTCGGATTGCTGCTGCCGAAGTGGGCTGCGCTGTCAGTGATATTCAGGAAGTCAATGCTGCGAATTATACCAGCGTGGACGATATGCGGCAGATCATACAGTCGCTTCAATACCGTCCGCTGGGGGAGAGCCGCTCGCGCGCCATCATCCTCGACGAATGCCATCGCTTGAGTGCAGCCGCTTTCGCATCGCTGCTCAAGCCGCTCGAAGAACCGCCGGCATGGGTCTATTGGTTTCTCTGCACAACCGAGCCGGGCAAGGTGCCGGTCAACATACAGACGCGCTGCACCAAGACTCCGCTCAAGCTGGTAGACCGCCCGACATTGCGGGAATGGCTCGCCGGCATCGCAGAAGCGGAGAAGCTCAAGCTTGGCGCTTCGGAGGATGATTACGAGGCGATATTGGACCTTTGCGCCAAGGCTGCGCAGGGCTCGCCTAGAGCCGCCCTCGTAGGGCTGGGGGCTTGCGCCGGGGCCAAGGATAGAAAGGCGGCAGGCGCGCTCCTAAAGGCCGCAGAGGAAGTGGTTGGCGCGCATCAATTGGCAAAGGCCCTGATGGGGCACCCGAATTGGCTTACTATCTACGAAATCCTCGAAGGCTTGAAGGGCGAGTCGCCGGAGTCCATTCGCATGGTCGTGCTCAATTATATCAGCAAGGTCATCATGGGCGGCAGATGCAAAGAGAAGGATGTGGTCCGATACATGGCGATTCTCGAAGCCTTCTCCAAACCCTTCTTCCCATCCGAAGGGATGGCACCGCTGCTGCTCGCTTGCGGTAGCCTTGTCTTCGCGTCGTAACGTCGTATGCTTTAGAGCGAGAACTGAAAGGTCACGAAACAATGAAGCGCAAGTCCGTAAAACCGGATCGGGAAGAAGAGCATTCCGGTCCGCAAGCCGACCCCCAGGAATACCGTGAAAAGCTGGTGCTGGATCGCGACAATCTCGACGAAGCCGCGCTTCAACAGGCGTCGCTTTATGAGGAGGTAGGCGAGCAACGCATTCTCGCTGTCTCCTACCGCGATGAACTGGAGTATCAGAAAGACCAATTGTATGCCGAGCTTGATGCGGCGGTGCGTGAAGAAGCGCTCGAAGACGAGAAGAAGATTACCGAAGCTGCGATCAAGGCGAAGATTGCCGGCAAGCCGGAGATGATGCGTCTGCAAAAGAAGTTCATGGCGGCATCTCGCGCCGTCTCTCAGTGGCAGCTTCTCGAACGGGCCTTCGACCAGCGTCTGACTGCGATGAAGATTTTGGCGCAGCAGTACGCGAGCGGTTACTTTACCCGGTCCGGCATCACGGCCGGCGATGAGAAGGCGCGCGAAGAGCGGCGAGCGAGGATGCCGAAGTGAGCGTTGAGGTCAAAATACTAATCGGTGCGTTGATCCTTTTTGGTCTGGTGGTCATCGCTATCCGTGTTCACTATCACGAGAAGACCAAGCATTTTAAACGCGTTCTGAAAACCATCGAAGAAGAAGGAGAGCAGTAGCCTATGGCAAGCAAGTTCAAATACCGGGAGCGCGACCCGGATGTGGTGCGCGAAGCGGCGAACCAGAAGGGGGGCAATTTCGATTCCTTCTTCGTATCGTCTGCGAAGATGTTCAAGGCGAAGGAGGGCGACAACGAAATCCGCATCCTTCCGCCGACATGGTCAGCGAAGGTGTGGGGCGACAAGTGGGCGATTGACCTGTTTGTCCACCGCGATATCGGTGCGGATAAGCAGGCGTATCTCTGTTTGGATCAGATGCGCAAGAAGTACGGCTCCAAAGCGGTGCCGGACTCGCTCGGCAAATGTCCGGTCTGCGCTGCTATCGCCGACGGCGATATCGACGACGAGACGGTCAAGAAGATCAAGTGGAAGCAGAGCCGCGCTGCTCTGGTTATCGACCGCGACAAGCAGAAGGAAGGTCCGCTTGTGTGGAACTTCGGCTGGCAGACCGAGAAGGACTTGAACAAGCGGTCGCAGAAGAAGAGCGGCGAAGTCATCGCCATCGACCACCCCGACAAGGGCTTCGACATTTCCTTCTCGCGCGAAGGCACCAAGCTCAACACGCGCTACTCGGCGTGGGATATTGCGCGCGAAAGCTCGCCGATCTCTGACCGCGCTTCGCGCCAGGAAGGCTGGCTTGAGCACATCAATGAGCACCCGCTGCCGACGCTGTTGCAGTTCTTTGATGCTGAGCACATCGACGCGGTCTTCATGGGCGGTGGCGGCAAGGATGAAGATGAAGACGAGGACGAGGATGACGACCGCAAGTCGAAGTCCAAGGGTAAGTCGAAGTCGAAGTCCCGCGATGAAGACGAGGACGAAGACGAAGACGAGGACGATGGTCCGCCCCGGCGCAGCAAGTCGAAGTCGAAGTCCCGCGATGAAGACGAGGACGAGGATGAAGATGAAGACGAGGACGATGCTCCTCGCGGTAAGTCCAAGTCGAAGTCGAAGTCCCGCGATGAAGACGAAGACGAGGATGAGGACGAGGATGATGCCCCCAAGAAGGGTAAGTCCCAATCCAAGTCGCGCGACGAGGATGAAGACGAAGACGAGGAAGACGACGAGCTTCCCGACGACAAGCAGATGAAGAAGAACAGCAGGAAGTCCAAGTCGCGCGATGAAGACGAGGACGAAGACGAGGATGAAGATGAGCCGAAGGGTAAGTCCAAATCCAAGTCGAAGTCTCGCGACGAGGATGAGGATGAAGATGAGGATGAAGATGAGGACGACGCCCCGAAGAAGGGTAAGTCCAAATCCAAATCCAAGTCCCGCGATGAAGACGAGGACGAGGATGAAGATGAAGACGAGGACGATGCTCCTCGCGGTAAGTCCAAATCCAAGTCGAAGTCGCGCGATGAAGACGAAGATGAAGACGAGGACGAGGACGACGAGCCGGCTCCGAAGAAGGGCAGCAAGAAGTCCAAGTCCCGCGACGAGGACGAAGATGAGGATGAGGATGAGGATGATGAGCCGCCCGCCAGCAAGGCGAAGAAGAGCTTGGACAAGCTCAAGAAGAAGGGCGGCTTGAAGCGTAAGTAGTAATCCTCGCGGTATAATGAAAAGGGTGGGCAATTCGGCCCACCCTTTCTTTTACAGGACTCCCCAATGGCTAAAAGAAAGACAATGTCCGATGCTCCCGAGAAGGGCGTAGGGCTCTATGGCATCAAGCCGACGCGCGCTGCGTCTGCTGTGCGCTTCATCTCCTCCGGCTCTACGCTGCTCGATTGCGTCAATGGGGGCGGGTGGCCGCTCGGCAGGATGACCAATCTGATCGGCGATAAATCGACCGGCAAGACGCTTCTGGCAATCGAAGCCTTTGCCAATTTCAACAAGCAGTATCCCAAGGGCATGATGTTCTACCGCGAGAGCGAAGCTGCTTTCGATCAGAGCTACGCGAAGAGTATCGGAATGCCTACTGACCGGATTAACTTCGGCAAGAAGGGCCAACAGTGGCGGCTGGTCGAAGATGTCTACGAGGATATCAAAGAGAAGTGCGCCATCGTCAAGGATAAGGGCTGCAAAGGCTTCTATGTCATCGACTCGATGGACGCGCTGACCACAAAGATTGATATGGAGCGTGAGTTCGGTATTGCGACCTATCGCACCGACAAGCCTTCCCAGCTTGGCGAGCTTTTCCGCAAGATGACCGGCGCGATTGAAGAAGCGCAGATGGGTCTCATTGTCATCTCTCAGGTGCGCGCGAAGATTGGCGTGACTTTTGGCGACAAGACCACCCGCAGCGGTGGTGCTGCGCTGGACTTCTACGCTTCGCTCATCAACAAGCTCGCGCACATGAAACAGCTAAGCGTTACGCGCGGAGGCAACAAGCGGGTCATCGCTGTGCGGGTGCGCGCCAGGAATACCAAGAGCAAGGTCGGCGAAGCCTTCCGCGAATGCGAGTTTACCATACGCTTTGGCTACGGCATCAATGACGCCTCCTCCTGTATGGAATGGTTGATCGAGCAGAAGCGGTTCAAGGATGTGGATGAGGGCCTGACGAAAGAGAAGGCGCTCAAGCTTCTCAAGTATCTCGAAGACCTCGACCCAATCGCGCTGTCGGAATGGACCGAGCAGATTCAGAGCACAACGAAACTGGTTTGGGAACAGGTGGAAGATACCTTTCGTCCCAAGGTCACGAAATACTAAGGGCGTTATGAAAATCCACCACACTGACCCTACGAAGCCCGGCCTGTATGTCGCCTATGTGAATGACCTCGATAATCCCAAGGCAAAGTTTGCCAAGAGGATATTTTTGGTTTGGGCTGATGGCTGGTCTTATCCATCGAGTGACCAGAAGTATCGTGGTACTGTTTATCAATCGGTAGGTCCATTTCCGGCCCTGCCGCTCGAAGATTGAAGGGGCTTTATTATGCGAGCAGGTGGTGGTCATGCGAAGGGAGCGCAGTTCGAGCGGGGCATCTGCGACCGTCTCTCTCGCTGGGTAGACCCGCGTGGGACGGATACGCACTTCTGGCGCTCAAGCATGAGCGGCGGGCGGGCGACAATTCGGCATCGCGCCGGTAAGCTTACGAAGAGCCAGGCTGGTGATATTTGTTCGCTCACGCGACATGGTCATCCTTTCCTCTCCAAGTTCTTTGTCGAATGCAAGTTTGTAAAAGACCTAGCGTTGCAAGCGGCGATGCTGAAAGGGGTGGGCACTCTCGCGCGCTATTGGGCTGTGCTGATCGAGGAAGCCGAGAAGCACGACAAGATGCCGATCCTCATCTGCAAAGAGAACCTTTCGCCGGTCATGGTATTCATTTTCCCCCAGCACGCTTCGCAGATGTTCGGTGCGGTGTCGCGCTATGAGCTTGCCCGGCTTAATAGGATGGATAAAGCAGGCGGCGTCGCCTGCTATCTCTTCGACGACCTATTCAGGAAGCGCAGCTACGCGTCGCACAGGTTCGCTCGATGAGCACCGTTTGTGCTGGTCTAGATGTGGACTTGCTCCGCTGGGATGGGTGGGTGCTCGGCGTCGAGCAATTGCGCAGCGATACGAATCGTATCTTCATGCTTTCGCCTACCGAAGCAAAAGTCTTGCGGGCGCTCTTCCATGCGCAGGGTCAGATTGTAGCTCATGCGGAATTAGTCGCGCTCGCATCGCCCGCCAAGCTCAAGAAGGGCTCCGGCTATGCCAACGGTGCGCGAGACTATCTCATCACCACCATGTCGTCGTTGCGCAAGCTGGGGGTACGCATCGACAATGTGAAGAACAAAGGCTATCGCCTTCGCTCTGCCAAAGCTGACCCGCTCGTCTCTCTGCTTCAAGACATGGTAGCGATGGGCGCTCGGGCGAAGAAGTTACTCATCATCACTAAAATGCAAAACAGGAAAGGTAAGAACAATGGCCGCGATTAAAGTCTATACCAGCGCGAAGCTGGCTCATGCGGAGTCGCTTCGGAAGCTACAGCCCGATGGCTTCCACTTCAATGCTCGGTGGTTGTGGATGGCGGAGGGGCAGCGCAAATCCCTCAAGCCGGTCTCCGATTGGAAGGAAGAGAACCGCGACGATATCGTTGCCGCCCACTTCTTCCTGCTCAAGGTCGACCCCTCTGATGACCTGAGTGGTTCGATTGAGGAAGTCGGCTACGCCATCGGCAAGGACAAGCGGGTTTGGATTGCCGGCAACGCTACCAGCGCCAGCGACGAGAATTGGGGCGTTGAAGTCGAAGTGCCGGGCATGGCTCCTCGCTTGGTTTCGCAGCCCGGCGAGCCGGAAGTCTATGAGCCGGGCAAGCTGCGCATTCCCCACAAGCAGCTTGTGCCTTGGGGCTTCGACCGCAGGCACATTCGCATGGTGCCGAACGTCACCATCGCGCTCAAAGAGATGCGGCAGTTTGTGCAACAATCGCGCGTGCTCAATGCTGCCGGCGCAGAGCTTCCGAAGTTCGAGTTCTGAGCCATGTCGGAAGAAGCGAACAAAACGGATTGCCCGCCCGATAGGCTTTCGGTATTCGAGGGCAAGCCTTTCTATGATGCTGCTGTGCTCCGGCGCGGCATTCGCGTTTGGATCAACGATGTCGAGCATCTCGACGATGTGGTTGAGTATTGCTGCTCCGGTAAATGGGCGCGCATCAAACAGAAGAACCCTCCAGGCCACCCGAAGGCCGGCGAGTTTATGAAAAATCTTTACGGCACCGGGCCGAAGATTAAGCGTGTAGAGAACTTGGTCATTCGCGTGGAGTGGAAGTAGCAGAAGCCTTGCCCGTATGGTTTGGTATATCGCTATTGAAAGGAAGCTGAGACATGAAAGTAACCCAGGAGACAAACATGATCCCGCAAGTCGTTGCTGATGTCCGAGACATCCTCACAAAGCAGTTAGCCATTTCCACTGACTTGGCCTTGAAGATCGCTATGGCGCTCTACGACGCCGGTCACCTCAACGACCGTTAGAAGGCGAGCGTCATGGATAAGCGAGAGCGAGCAAAGGCGATCTTGAACGGGCGGCGGGCGAACCACCCGCATCCCTCCGACGCCGGTATGAGGATTGTCGGTTGGGTTGTCCCAGAAGACACGGCGGGTCTGTCCGACGCGATCTTTGCCTTGGAAGACATCGAGAGCGCCGCGACGGCGCATTTTAAATCAGATTGAGAACGGAGCGGTTTCATGGACCATCAAAAGACCTGTGCCCGCAACCAAGACGCGCCCCTCGCGGATTGCACTTGCGACTACGACGAACGCATGGCGCGAAGGAACCGCCGCGCGGCAATGCGCCAGCTTCGTGAACAGCAATATGCCAACGTGGTCATTGACCGTATCCACGGCTAAGGGAGCCGATATGCCAGCCGAGAACTACGAACGGAAATGCGGGAGCGCCAAGTGACAGAAGAACAGCTAGCCGAATACGAACGCTGCTACAGGAATTGGAACGGCACTTCCGTCATGGAAGGCGCATTCGCAAACCTGCTGTCAGAAGTTCTCCAGCTTCGGATCAAGGTCAAGCGGTCATGCGACCATACCGGCAGGACGCACAACGCCGAAGGCTGGCACTGCCCGTATTGCGATATGCGCGGCCATCGTACCGCCGCCAAAACATCAACCTCTAACTGACGAGCCCATAGCCATGACTTACAACACTGACGAGTTCGCGTGGGAAGCTACCGCCCTTCACGGCGCGGCGGCGCTAACCGAATTGCTCGAAAACATCGGGCGCACGGAAGAACAAGGCGGTGGCGACAAGGCGGTTGCCAAGGTGCTGGTGGAAAATGAAATGCCGCTGCGCGCCCTGCTGACCTTCTCACTCCGTCAGTTCGCCAAGAAATTGTGACGGAGCGTCTATGCGGACTTATTGGGCGGTGATGGAAATGGGTGAGGTCATGGTGAACGGCTATGGCTTCCCGTCGCTGTATCGGACTGCCGCAGCGGCGGTGCGAGACGGTTTCAAGCGGCGCGATCTTGTCCGCGTCAAATTGGTCAAGGTTTAAGGAGCCTTTGTTATGAAGCTGACAAAAGCCGAGCGCGCTATTCTCGATGACCTGCCGGCAGCGGCAGCGAAGGCATTCAAGTCGAAGCCTACGCTCGCGCTGCTCTCCGGGCTTGACCACAAGGGCGTCATTAGTTTCGACCCATTCGCCAGCACTGCGATACTGACTCCGCTTGGTGAGCAAGTGAAGGCTGAGCAATGAGCAAGAAGCGTCCTGATAAAACTAACATGATTGATACCTACGCTCCGCCTATCGCGTTGTTGGCGAAGCTGGGGAGTATTGCAGTTCATGTCGACGAAGCTCTCAGCAATCACGGGCACCCCTTTGATGTGGAAGCTTTGAAGGCGCTTACTGCTGACCGAGAAGTGCAGGCTTGGCTTGCTTCCATGGACGCGAGCGGCTTCGTTCCCGTGCGTCGTGACGGCATCCGCTACCACAAGCCTGCGTGATGAATATCCTGATCGGCATGGAGACAAGCGGGATGCTCCGCCGTCGCTTTCAGGCGCGCGGGCATTTTGTTGTATCCGTTGACCTCTTGCCGGCAGACGACAAGCACAAGTTTTCTAAAACAACGGGCGGGCATATTCAGGGCGATCTCTTCGAGGTGTTTCATCGCTTGCGCAAAGATGGCATCGTATTCGACCTTGGCATCTTTCATCCCGACTGCACGTATCTGACAAGCAGCGCCGAGTGGGCTTTCGCTGATCCAGATTTTAAGCGGTATCCTGGCGTGGGGTATCATCAGAAGGTCAAGCCCGGCACATTGACCGGCGCGCGACGTAGAGCCGCGCGACAAGAGGCACTGAGTTTGGTCTATGCAATCACCAAGCTTCCCATCAAGCGCAAGGCAATCGAGAACCCCAAGGGAGCTATCACCAAGGTCATCCCGTTCAAGGGCTCGCTGCTGCAACCAGTCTATGTGCAAACAATTCAGCCGAACCAGTTCGGGGATGATGCGAGCAAAGGCACAGTGCTCATTCTCATCAATCTCCCGCCGCTGCGGCTGAACAAGAAACGAGCGCGCCCGAGAATGGTCTGCTCTTGCGGCGTGACCTATCCCTTCGATGAGATGCCCGTGCGCTGTAAGTGCGGTGCTCCTAGTAAGAGGATGGCACCGCGGTATGCTAATCAGACAGACAGCGGTCAGAATAATCTTCGGCAATCTGCCGACCGATGGAAGCAAAGAGCCAAGACATATTCAGGCATAGCAGACGCAATGGTAGAGAGATGGGGTTGAGATGACACGCGATGAGATGACGAAGCTTTACAAGAATGCGAAGCATATCTTCGCGCAATCCCGGTTGCCTGATGTACGACGCGCGGCGAAAGAGATCGCCATGATCGCGGAAGCTCATCTTGGTCAGCAGGACGGACAACCTGCCGAGAATTGGAAAGTCTAAATGAAGACCATAGCGACTGGCGACTGGCATCTGACGGATAATCCGCGCGACGAGTATCGCTGGGGTATCTTTCCGTGGCTTGCGGGGCAGGTAAAGAAGCACAAGGTGGGTCGCATTGCTTTGCTTGGCGATGTGACGGACGCAAAGGATCGGCATTCGGAAGCGCTCGCCAATAGATTGGTCGATGAGATCGCCGCCCTGGCTGATAGCTGTGAAGTAATTTGGAGCCCCGGCAATCATGACGGGCATCAGGAAGGCCGGCCGTTCTTTCGCTTCGCTTCCCATGTGAAGAATCTGCTCGTGCTAACTGAGCCGGAGATGACAAACGGCAATCTCTTTCTTCCCAACACGCGCGATCATACCGTAGCGTGGGCGGAATTGGGCGGGCTCTTCAAGCAAGCGCGCTACGTCTTCTGCCACCAGACATTCGAGAATTGTTTGTCAGAGAATGGCATGAAGCTCCCCGGCATTCCGCACGATGCTTTCGGAAAGACCAAGGCGCTGATCTTCTCCGGCGATATTCATGTGCCGCAGATTGTGAGCCAGAAGCCGCGTATTGAATATGTGGGCGCTCCTTATCGCATCCGCTTCGGCGATAGCTTCACACCGCGCCTGCTTCTCATCGAAGACAAGGGCGGCATTCACTCGCAGAAAGATTTGCACTTCCCTGCCATGAGCAAACATCTGTTAGAGATTGATGCGGATGATGTGCTTGCTTCGCTGCGCAAGAAGCTCGGCAAGCTCGACTTCAATGAAGGCGATCAATTGAAGATACGCATTGTGCTCCCGCGCACCGACTTCCCGCGCTGGAAACAATTGCGAGAAGAAGCGAAGGCGCTAGGCGAGAAAGCCGGGCTTGAGATATTCGGCCCCGAGCTTCGCGCTGCCAAGCAGCAGGCCCCGGCCAAGGAGAGCCCGGCAGAGGCGCAGGAAGGGGGGCAGGGCAGGCAATCCCCGAAGCAGGCGCTCGCCGCCTATGCCCGGAAAGAGGGCCTTCCCAAGCCCCTAATTCAGGCCGGAAAGCTCTTCCTAGCTGGGGAATGAGGGCAGGGGCCTAAAGCGCCCATTTTCCGGGGGCAGGGGGCCTTTCCCCAGCCCGGCCCCGATATCCGGCCCCCGATTTGGCAAGCCCGCCAGTGGCCACGAAAATGGCTCTCAAAAGGGGCCTTTACCGCCCTTTTTGTAAGCGCAATAATCTTGCGTATATGTACTAAGCCCTTGCGCCCGGCTGTAAAAGGCTTAGATTATCTGTACCGGGCGGGCTTTGGAACGCCTTCGCCCCGGCAGAAGAGAAAAAGGAAGCCTCCCATGACCAACGAAATCAAAACCCCGATGCTCACGCAGATACCGGAAAATCTCCCGACTGCTCAGCAGATTTTTATCTGCCTTGCTGCCGGCAAGTTCTCTCCGATGAGCGCCGACTTTCGCCACGGCGCTGCCGGCGCTGGTCCCGATGCTCGCACATTGGATGTTGACGGCTTCACGGTTATCGCTGATTGCCAAGAAGGCGAGGGCCTGCACTTCGAGATTTGGGACAAGCTCGGCAATGTATGGGGCATTGATGCGAGCAGCGGCAAACTCGACCTGCTCCTCGCGGGCGAAGTTCCTGCCGAAGCGGGGAGCGCTTAATCATGGCGCGCAAAACCAACCAAGCTCGCCGCGCGAAAGAGCTTCGCGACATGAAGGCCGCTCGTCGGCAGGATGCCGCTCGCCTCTCTCGCCTGCTTGTGCTGCTCCCCATGGCAGAAGGCAGAGCCCGCAACGCTCTTACGCGGGACATCTCTTCGCTCCACAATCGCCTCTCCTCCGCAATCTAAGAAAGGTAATCCCATGAGCCTCAATCTTTACGCCACGCCCATCGCTCTCACTCTCGAAGATGCGATCCAGCAAGCCGCCGAATTGACGCTAGGGCAGCGGGAAGGCAAAGCCCGCGTCGCTTCGGTTCAGATGGCGGTAGCTCTGCTCTCGGTGCTTTATGTCGAGCCCGCCGATGTTATCCACAGCAAGCTGATGCAGGTGAGCTACCCCGGCATGGCTCCTACCCGGCCTAGCAATTGGGACGCGCCGGAGGAAGGCGCGGGCTACGATGGCTCGCGCGATGAGATGGGTCGCGATACCGCCTAAAGCCTCTCCTTACCTACAAGAAGGCCGCTCCTCATCGAGCGGCCTTTTTTGTTGCGTACTCGGTATGCTTTCCCATGGAAAGAAAATCGCAAACGGCTGAGCCGAAATACGCAAGGGGCACCGCTTATCATTTGGCGGTACATGTAAGCTATCTCTTCCGCGACCTAGATGTCTTCGGAACTGCCGGCGCTAAGATCATCTCGAAGGATGATGGGCGGGTGGTGGTGCGCGGCAAATCGCAGAGAGGCAAACGCTTTCGCGTGGTGATTGAGGAGATAGAATCCGATGGCTGACTTGCTCTTCAAATCTCTTACCATCCGCAACTTCAAGAACCTTCGCGGCACGCACACCCTCAAGCTGGATCAGCCGCCAGGCTTGTATCATATCAGCGGGCGCAATCTTCTTGAGCCGGAGCTTGGTGCGAATGGCGTGGCCAAATCCTCGCTGTGGGATGCGCTGTTCTGGAATCTCTTCGGCAAGACAATACGCGATAGCAAGCCGGGCGCAGATATTGAACCGCGAGGGGGAGACAAGCACACGAGCGTGATGCTTGAGTTTGCGCGCGGTCAGAATGAGGAGACGCTTGAGCGCGGCCGTAATCCGAACTCGCTCCATCTCTGGCACATAGGTCCGCCATTCGATAATGAGCGCGACCTTACGCAGGCAGATGTGCCCGCATTGCTGGGGATGAGCGAGGAAACATTTCGCCGCACGGTAATCCTTGGACAATTCGGCACGCTCTTCCTTGACTTGGGTGCGGAAGCGCAGGCGAAGATGTTCAGCGAAGCGCTCGACCTAGATATCTGGTTGCAGGCAGCAGCCCGCGCGAGCAAGGCCGGCACCGCTGCAAAGCAGGACAAGGATGATGCGCAATCGAGATACGATGCGGCGATCTCTGTCATCACCAGCCTGACCGAGCAGATAAAGGACGCGCGCATTCGAGCAGAAGAGTTCAATGACAAGGTGCTCGCCGAAGTCGAAAGGCTGACCACCGAGCTGGGGGCTGTGCAGAAGAAGCTCAAGACCGCGCGCAAGGATGCCGACGAAGAGCCGAAGTCGCCCGGCTATGGTAACGAGCGGATGGCTGAGCTTCTCGACCTGCTCAAGAAGGAGCCGGACGATTTGGAGGAGGCGTTGTTTGCAGCAGGCCGCAAAGCCAGCAAGACAGCGAAGGTCTGCTCGAAGTGCGATCAGCCGCTTCCCAATACCATGTTGCAGGCTACACTTGCGCGCCTGAAAGATGAGAGCCGCAAGCGCGAAGATGCTTACCGCGAAGAGATGCGCGAGATTGATGTGAAGCGACGCACAATCAATCTGAGCTTTCAGAAGGAGAAGGATGCGTGGTGGCTCAAGCGCCAGGCTGTACTCAATCTGGAACGCGATGAGAAGAATCTGCACGATAAAATCCGCGCACAAGATAGCAGCGAGAACGAAGCGCTCGATGAGATCAAGCGCCTCAAGCTGCGCCGCAAGGAGAAGCGAGCAGCGCGCGACAAAGCGATGGAGGAGCTTCGGGAAGCACAGACCATTCAAGGCATGGCAGAGTTCTGGACGAAGTCGTTCAAGGAGATCAGGCTGTCAATCATCGACGAGGTATTGGCAGAGCTTGAGATTGCAGCGAATAGGCACGCGGAGAACTTGGGCCTGAGAGATTGGCGCATAAGCTTCGAGACCGAGCGGGAGAGCAAAGCCGGGGTGGTATCCTATTCCTTTACAGTGCTGCTCTACCCGCCCAATTGGCCCAAGCCGGTCAAATGGGAGAGCTATAGCGGCGGAGAAAGCCAGCGGTGGCAATTGGCGGTCGCTTTCGGCTTGAGCGAGGTGCTGCTATCCCGTGCCGGCATCTCCCCCAATATCGAAGTGCTCGATGAGCCTACAAGAGGCTTGAGCCCGGAAGGCATCAGCGATCTCCTCGCCATGCTGAGAGAGCGGGCGCTCGAATTAGGTAGGGCAATCTATCTTGTAGACCACCACAGCATGGATCGCGGTGCCTTCGACGGTACGCTTATGGTGACCAAGCGAAAGAAAGGAAGCTCGTTCAAATGGCTGTAGAAGAGAAGACGGTAAGCTTTGAGGCTGAATTAGTTAGGGCACGCACGCTTCGAGAAGAAGCGGCGGCAATCGAGAAGGCAGCTTTTGAAGCCCGCCCTCTGCCGGATAAGTGGCGCGTGGGGCAGACGGTGCGCTACCTTCGGTCTATTGAGTACGGGCCGAACAGGGGCTCGCTAGGTTATGTGCAGCGCTTACGTGAAGAAGATGCGGACAAAGATATTCCCGCGAAAGATTACCAAGTGTTTTGGACCGGCCCGAAGGATAAAAGCTCTACCTTCTGGACAACGCCCGATGATGTCGAGCTTGTTGAGGATTGCAAGTAATGGCTTGGGAGATTGTTACCAAGACGAGAGACCTTTTGTGCGCGGCTCTCGACCATCGCTTTTCTTACACTTGGATGGGCGCGGTGCGCACATGTCAGCGATGCGGGCAAACCGATGACCTTGTGCGCGAGGGAGAAGTGCTTCGTTGGGTGCCGCGTAATGGCAATTGATCCTCTGTCCGAGTTTCTGAACTCAGGCCGCAACAGGCAATGGGTCGAGGTGGTCCCGAAGCTCAAGCTCTATTTGCGAGCCAGTGGTGCGGTCGTTACGATTGCGAACATGGGTAGCGACGATCCTGGTAAGGGATTGCTCACCGGCTACATAGATACTTTCGAGGAGATATGCCGCGATCATCGCTACAAGGTTATCGAGGTAGAGAATATCCTGAACGCTCGGCTGGTGCCTTTCTTCGAGAAGCGGGGCTACGCGACAAAAGGCCGGAAGGAAATACTGGTGCAAGCTAGGAAGGAATTGTGAGATGTCAGTCAAGGTAGAGCGCCCTTCCATGACCAACGTGGAGATAAGCACGCCGAACTCGCTCATCAGGTTCAGGGCAAAGGAGCTTTCTGATCTGGTGACCAATCTGCTGAAAGAAGTGAACCGATATGAAGCGCCTAGCTTGTTGAATGCCAAGCCGCTTGTGCTTTATTTCGGCAGCGATGAGGACCGCCAAGGCTTCGCCGATTTTGTCAAAGCCAATATGCGCAACGTGAAGACCATCAAACTCAAATGAGCAAGGGCAAAGGATTTGTTTGTGCACCTTCGCACGGTTTGCAGGCGGGCGATACAATCTCGCTCTCAGGCACTCCGCCCCGCTGGTGGCGCTTGTGGGCTTGGGGCTTGAAGAAGCTTGGGCGAAATCCTGGCTACTATCGCCGGAAGTATTATGTGGTGACTGTTCTATCCGCGACGCACATGGAGATTGGCGAGGATATGTTGCCCGAGCTTTCGACATGGCAGCGCATTCACATTTTTGCTTGAGGAGAAGAGGACGATGTTTGAGGCACAATTAAATGAGCTACGCGGGCTTGTCGCTCTGAACTTCGAGGGCGATGCGATTGTGGTGCGCCGGGAGGAGTTGCCGGCCATCATCGCAGAGCTACAAAAGCAATTGCCGGCCGTCGAGAATGCTGACGGATGGCGCGACCCGAATCCCTGGCAACCGATGCGCCGGCCGTTGGATATCAAGGTGGTCGGCAAGTTTCTCGAAGAGATGGGAGAGTGCGTCGAAGCTTTGTGCGGAAGCGATATCCTAGACATGGAGAAAGAGGTGGCCGATGTGTTGGCAAACATAGACCTTGTTGTCGAGCACTTCGCCTTGGTGATACCCGGCAATTTGGTGCTGCGTGCTGACCTCGTCAGGGCGCTCGGGGATTGTATCGCCGCTACTTCACGCTGCCTTATCCAAGGAATAGAAGAGTGTGAGCCGGTGACCAAGAAGCCGAACCTTGAGTGGCTTAGCGAAAGCATCGGAGGAGTGCAGGCATTGTGTGACGATATGATCGCAGAGCAATCCATGAGCAGAAGCGCCATCGCGGCACGCATCGAGCGAAAGAAGAAGCATCTACGGATGTGGCACACGCAGGTGGCGGCATGAGCAGAGTCCATCCTTCGGCATGGGAGCGCGTGGGTTATGAAGATGGGAAGCGGGGCAATGAACCCATGTCGATTGATGTGGGCAAGAACCCCAGCGAGCACGAGAAGGAATGCGACGCGGCTTATCTGAACGGATATGCGCGCGGGAAAAGCGAAAGAGAGAAGAAGTAGCGCAGCAAAACCTACCGTAATGCTGTAGGTTTTTGCCCCATTGCGGTTACAGATGTTTTGGAATATATAGTCGCCCGCCGGACGCATTGTCTGCAAAGCTCCCCAAACCCACCAAGCTGATGTAAGCCCTTACAGCCTCTCTGTATCGCTTTACAGCCCTCGTTTCTCCCCGGACATGAGAACCAAGCGTGGGAATAAGGGGAAAGAATAGGGAGAAAGAGCTAGGCAGCAGCGCAGCGCTATAAAGCTTGAATAAAGCCCGCCTGATAAATCAACGCACATGATTAGCAGGGAAAGCGCTGACACCAGTGAATGCAGGGAATATAAGGGAAAAGGAAAAGGGAAAGAGATAGAAAATCCGCTCTCACCTTAACACGCACCAATACCCTCTTTACATTCATGTAATCAATTACCCAGGGTATGCTTTCCCATGAGCAAGAAAAGCCGACCAAGCAAAGCAGAGTTGCGGAAGGGATACATCCCCCAAAGCAAGAAGCATGGCGCTTCAACATTCCCGCAATCATTCGCCGGCTTCGATATCAGGGCGGACCCGAGCCTGCGCCCGGATGAGATGAAGTTTGTCCATCCCAGCGGCAGAGCAGAGAGCTTCTTCTTTGGTATTGACCCCGCATCAAAGGATGGAGACTCTACCGCCTATACCATGGGCTCGATGCAGAGCGGGAAGCTGCACATCCACGAGATATGGCTCGATGAGATGACTGAGTGGCCAAGAGGCTTCGAGTTCTCTGCCGGCAGCACCTCATCATTCGACGAAGCGCTCGCAAAGATGCGCGGCTGGGAATCTGCGATGCACAGCAAATGGGTTGACATCGCCGCCGAAGAGATGGCGAAAGAGATACAGCGCATTGAGGATCGCATTGAAGAGATGCACAACCCCGGCCTGCTAATCGCCAGGCCCGTGCAGAAGGATGGCAAGACAGTGTGGCGCACATGAGCTTCGCCACTGTCGAAGAGATACTCGCCAAGGTATCGGAATATGTTCGCCCGGAGGATTTGGCGAGAAGCGCGAAGCCTGCTGCACCGAAGCCGCCTGATAGATCGAAAGGCTTTGCTCCTTCCAATGGCAAGAGCATAAGCCGGGAGCGATTTGAGAACATGAGCCCTGCGCACAAGATGGATTGGCTCAAGAAGGGCGGCATGGTCCATGACTGAGAAAGCAGTCGCGGAGATATCTGCGCACGTCAGCGATTACATCTACGGGCTCGATGATGCTCTAGCGCGGATGGGCGACCGCTCGATGCGCCAACAGCTAGACGCATTCCTTCGCCGCGCTGACCTTGGCTACTATGACCCCGCTGCCTTCGCTAGGGGCTTGGGCTGGACCCACGCGCAGCTAGGAGCGCTCCTCTCGAATGTCCGCCAGCCGGGCACGCCTACGCCTGATATCGAAGCCTACTATCTGGTCAATAATCCCCAGATGATCCAGTATGCGCGCGACCTCATTATGAAGATAAAGCCGGGCGCGGACCACAACGCAGCGCGCGGCATCTTCGGCGGTATCAGATTGTTGAGCGCAAGCTCGAATTGGCAAGACCAGCTTAGAGGCATCCGCAAGAAGATCATTATGGTCGACCATGCGGTGCTCTTGAAGGATACAGAAGCGGATGAACTCATTGTGCTAGGCACAATGGCTGACTGCGCCATTCTCTGCCCTGACCCGATGGATAGGCCGCGAAGCAATCCGAATGCTCCGCCTACGGGGTTCAATTGTCGTTGTACTGTCTCGGCAATCAATCCTCTCGGGCAATGCGTATGTCCATAGGATGAGCGAGCAAGAGGCAGGATAATGGACAGACCGAATTATATCGACCGCACAGCACCACGCTTTGGCCCGCATTGGGTAGAGTTTCCGATACGCAGCAAAGCAACGCATGAGATTGTGCGGCTGCATAAGGAAGAGGTGCCTTTCTCCGTCACCAAGGATACTGCGGCGAGCCATGAAGACCTTGTCGAGATGACGCGCCGGCACTATATGGCGACCATGGGCACGGGGCATCGCTTGCGCTCAAGCATGAAGGCGAGAGAGCGCAGAGAAGCAGCCAGGCCGAGCCGATGAAGCCACAATACTACGCACTCATCGTTTGCGTTATCTTCCTTTGCATCATCGAATATGTATGGGGAGATGAAGCAGGGCTTGTAGCCATCTGCCTTGGTGCAGTAAGCTTCTTCGCTGGTCGCTTATCGGTGAAGTTTCAATGAGCAAGGAAGCTCTTGCCGCATTCACATTAGGCGTGGTGCTGACGCTCCTCGCTCAATTCATTGGGCACGACAATCTTCCGCAGCATAGCGCTGCGCAATCGAGCACCGCTCATCAGCAATGACCACGCGTGAAGGAATGCACCCACCAGTGCTTTCCATGGACGAAAGCCGAAAGGTCAGGATGATGAGCGGTCCCTATCACAACGCAACGAGCAAGGAACATCGAGCATGAGCATTCGAGGAAGCGGCATCACAAGCCGCCAGATGAAAGCCGCACCGAAGGGTGCAATCTTCGTTTGGAATAACGAGCAGACCAACTACCCGGTAGAGCTTGCGAAGGTGCTGGGTCGCCAAGACTTGCAAATCTGCACCCCCTTCACGCTGGCGAGCGATACACTGGTCGCCAAGCTGCGTGAGAGCACCGAAGCGATTGTGATTGACCATGCGCTCACTCCGAAAGGAGAGGTAGCCCGCAATCTTGCCTCTCTCGCTGCTCCGGGCCGGCAAATCATCACCGATGCTCCTGCGCCTTCCTTGAATATGCAGAAGCTCGATGCTTCTGTGGTACCATGGTCGCAGATGGGCACCGGGCTCATCATCCGCGATGCGAGCTACAAGGTGCTCGCGCGCATGAAGTTCGTGCCGCTGGTCGATGCTTCGGGGCCTACCGCTTCGAGAGACGTAGCAATGAGCTTGATGGAACGCCTTGCAAATCTCATCAATGAGAAGAGCAGCGTGACAGAAGCGCCTGACGCCAAGCCTTCGCAGGAAGTCTCTGAGCCCATGGATCGCGACCAAGCGCTCAAGATTGTGCAGGCGGTGCTTTCCAATCCCGGCACGCCCAAGGCGCTCAAGAAGAAGTTCAGCGATGCACTGGGTCCGCTGCTGTGAGCCCTGAGATAAAGACGGGGCAGACCGCTTCGGTCAAGTATGTCGAGACAACCTTCGGGCCGGACATGTTGATGCCGGCGCATCCGCAAGCTATCTCCAAAAGGATCAAGGAGCACATCGGCTTTGATGATGATGGTGGCGAGAAGATGCCGCACATTGTCATCTATTGCTTCGCCTCCGCCAAGGAGCGCGAGACATTCCGAGCAGATGTCAATGAGAAGCTGCGGGTTGAGCCATGAGCAAAGAGCCTCTTCTCTATGCCAAGGCTGGTGGCCCTCCCGACAATTACATGCACCTTGAAGTCTTCCTTGATGGCGAGAAGCTTGACGGGGTGACGGAAGCAAATGTCACAGAGGGTTGGCTCATTCGCATCAAGCGCGATGCTGACGGCAATCTGATGCTTGACGAGCGCAAGGAAGAGGTATTGAGCGAGCGGCTCGAAGGTAAGGTCGAGCTTCGGGAGAAGATGCCGTGAGAAAGCTCATCGCTGACAGCTTCATTCGCGGGCTCTCGCTGGGGGCGGGCTTTATCTGCGGCGCATTGATTGTGCTCGAAGCCGCCAGGATAATCTTCACATGAGGCGGGGAATGTATCGCCGCGATGGTTTAGGCCACGACCTTGGCTCTGCTTGCCGCACGCAGGCAATGCACCAACGGAAGATGTGCGGAGAGCTTTGCCGCTACCCTCATTGCGGATGCGCCGGCATCGAGTCGATATTTATCACCATCCTTGATACAGCGGTCAATCCTCCGAGAGAGTGGGCGTCATGATGTTACGAGATGAAGCGAGCGCGCGTGCGATTGTAGGCCGCTGGTGTATTGGGCTTGTTGCTTGCCCGCTGCTGACAATCATCGCGCTATTGCTGGCGGTCGCTTTGGGATACAAGCCGTCATGAACCATGAGGAGCAGGTAGCCTCCATCATCGACAAGGTATCGGAATATCTGGTGCCTGATGAACTGCCTACTACCGTCATCGCCGCTTCGCCTTATGCCTTCAAGCTACGGATGGCTTTCGGGATATCGGTGGTGCGCCCGCAGCTTTGCGCCATTATCAATACCGGGTGTATGACTTAGGCATGAGCGAGCAGGCGAACGTACAAGATATCCTCGACAAAGTCTCCGGCTATCTGCTGCCGGCAGACCTTGCCAAGCTTGCAGGGAGCGCGCCTCCGGTTGCTGCTCCCCCAAAGCCTGCCGCGCCAAGGATGCCACGGCCGGCCACGGCTCCGCCTCCTACGGATGGGATACATGTTCGCAGCCGGAACAGCGAGAGCAACCTTGCTACATTGCAGGGAATGGACGGCTCCTCGACTATGGTGCGGAAAGGACCGCCGAAGGAAACCATTGACGCTGTTGTCGAGATGAAGGCCGCGCGCTTCGGGGAGTTCCTCAAAGCGCATCAAAAGAACAAGCCGGTCTTCTTCGAGCATTGCTGGTGGCAGATCACGGAGTTCAATGTCGGCCACAATTCTGGTCAACACGACCAAGCGACGATTTCCATGACGCGGGTCGAGAAGCCGACTCCTCTGCGCTATCGCATGACGGTCGATGATGGCGAAGAGATTGGATACAATGTAGCGCAGAAGGCGAACATGGCGATAAGCCATAACGATGAGAATTGGAAAGTGCTTTCTGTCACGCGCAACATGAACGCGCGCAACTATACAATCGAGCTAGAGCAAGACTTGTGAGTATGCTTACTGTGTAGCCGCCATGCTAAATCCACCTCCAAAGGGGCCTTCCACATGGCGGATGCAGTTGGAGCGAGGAGGGAAGACCTCTCCTTGGGTTGTGCGCCTCCTCGCTCCTTCGCTGCTTTACGGATTGATACCATGCCGCCTTATGAGAAGTGCCCCGAATGCGGCGAGATGCACTTGCTGGTGGATGGCGCGATACGCTGCCCCATCTTCGGCGTGATGCTTCTCGATGGGAGTGCACTCTTCGATGAAGAGGATGAAGGCGAGTTTGACGGGGAGTTCGATGACGCTCGCACATGATGCGCAGGTTCAAGCGATACTCGGACACGTCCAGGACTATGTGGGCGAAGAAGAGCTTACGCGCTTAGCTGCTTCGCCTGACATCACCGTCAAGGATGCCCCGAAGGGCACGAAGAATACTCTACTAGGTATTCATGACGCCACCTACGCCGGGCTCGATGCGGTATCGAGAGACCTTGTGGGGCTTATCCCTGCTGCGCCTAGCTCGCCAACATTTGCAGAGTTCGCAGCGAGAGCGGACAAGTTTGTAGCTTCGCTTCCCGAATAGATTGCAGGGCTCTTCGCCCTTGGGGCCATGAAGGCACCCCAGCCGGGCAGCATCGGCTAGAAAGCTTTCGATGATGAAACAGACCACATAGGAGTTTGAATGTTCAAGAACCTGAGAATGATTGCGTTGGCTGCTGCCTTCGCCTTCGCCGCCCCCGCTGTTGCCGGCTGCGATACCATTGCCCGCATCGGCGCGGATATCAAACAGCAGAGCGCCACCATCACCCCGTCGCAGGTCCAGACGGTCGCCGACGCCACCCTTGCTGCCACGGCCGCTACCAGCGCCATGGAAGTGGTGGTGCGCACCGGCGTCATCAAGGACAATGCGGTGCTGTTGCAGATCAAGGCGCTCAATGATGGCGTGCAGGCTGCGCTTCATCGCTGGCACAATGCCGCCGACAAGGGCAACAGCATCTACGCGGCGAGCTTCAATGCCGCGCTCGATGCCTTCAACGCCTACAAGAGCGTGAAGACCGGAAGCTAGGCTTGGGTGCCCTTTCACCCTCCGCCTGACAGCAGTCGCTTTTTCCATCAATCCATCACGGAGTACAAAATGAATCTTCTCGCTATCGTTTCGTCGGTCGCTTCGGCGGTCCGCATTCTCGCCCCCATGGCGCAGGGCGTGCTTTCCTCTGACGTCGGTAAGGTCCTGCGTGAGAAAGCCAAGGGCTCCTTCGGTGTCGATATCGAGCCCGATGCCATCGACGTCGCGGTCAAGCTGGTCGATGCCGCATCGAATGGTATCGGCTCGGCTATCTCGCTGGTCGACCAGATCAACAGCAACGAGACCCCTTCGGCTGCGCAGCTTGAAGCCTTCCTTGCCGAATATGACAAGGCGCACGATTCGCTCAACAATGCCATCGACGAGCAGATCGCCAAGAACAACGAGCGCGACAATCAGCAGGGTGCCGGCGCGAGTGCGCAGAGCATTTCCGAAACCGCCGACCAAGCGGCCAAGGACGGCACGCTCAAGAAGAAGCCCTAGCGCTTCGCCGGCATAAGCGACAAAGGGCGGCAGGGATACTCTTGCCGCCCTTTTTGTTTCTGCCATGAGGAACAGACCACCATGAAGCGCAAGCTGATTTCAGTAAACAATCCATCGAAGCGCAGGAAGTTCGCCAACGCTGACGGCACCAAGAGCCATCACGGAGGAGCCAGGCCGGGAGCAGGCCGCAAAGCGGGAGTGCCGAGCAAGAAAGGCGCTGCGCTGGAAGCTGCCGTGCAAAAGTGCATGGACGCGGTCCTCAAGCTGAACCCCAACGCGAAAGCAGTCGATCTTTGGCAAGCGCTCTATCGCAATCCGAAGACACCGCTCAATGTTCGATTAGAAGCCATGAAGCGCGCGGAGAAGTTCGAAACTCCCTCGCTCTCACCAACCGAGATGACAGACCCCAATGCCGGCAACCAACAATCTCGCGTATCTAGCGCCCGCGCAGAACTCGCGCGCAAGCTACTTGCGCTCCCTGCCGCCCCATCTGGCGCAGAAGTGGCTCGACTCGCTTAGCGACGATGCTGCGGAATATCTGCCGTTTGCATGGCGGGAGTTTTGGGCACGCCCCGAACAATTGATGCCCGGCACCCCCGGTGCCTCAGATTGTCGCGAAGATTGGGACTACTGGCTCATCCTCGCCGGCCGTGGCTTCGGGAAGACCCGTAGCGGCGCAGAAGCGGTGCTCGAAGCGGTCAATTCAGGGCAGGCGCGTCGCATCGCTCTTGTGGGGGCAACCGCTGGCGACGTGCGTGACACCATGATTGAGGGTGTCGCCGGCATTATGAAAATGTCGCCGCCTTGGAACAGGCCGATGTACGAGCCGTCCAAGCGGCGCGTGACTTGGGCCAATGGTGCGGTGGCTACTTCTTATTCTGCGGAAGAGCCCGAGCGCCTTCGCGGTCCTAACCATGACTTCGCATGGGCTGATGAATTGGCAGCGTGGGCTTACCATGAAACATGGGAGCAGCTGACGATGACAATGCGCGAGGGTAAGAAGCCCCGCATTGTTATCACCACGACGCCGAAGCCCATCAAGGTCATCCGCGACATAATGAAAGAGCCGGGCACGGTAATCACCACGGGCAAGACGCGCGACAATCTTGAGAACCTCGCGCCGACCGTGGTCAATACGCTGCTGCGCAAATACGAAGGCACGCGTCTCGGTCGCCAGGAATTAGATGCCGAGCTTCTCAATGATATCCCCGGCGCGCTGTGGACTATCCGCACGCTCGATGAGTGCCGGGTGCCGCATGAGAAGGTGCCGGAGATGCAGCGCATTGTGGTCGCAGTCGACCCCAGCGGCACCAAGGGCGCAGTCGCGGATCAGGATGGCAAATCGAATGATGTAGGAATTGTGGTTTGCGGCAAAGGCGTCGATGGCCACGGCTATGTTCTCGAAGACCTTACCATCAATGCGTCGCCGGCAGTCTGGGGGCAGCGGGTTGTGGATGCCTATAATCGCCACAAGGCAGATGCGGTTGTTGGCGAAACCAACTTCGGCGGTGCCATGGTTGAGTATGTGATCCGCTCGCGTGCTCATAATGTCCGCTACAAAGCGGTGGTCGCATCGAGAGGCAAAGTGCTTCGCGCTGAACCCATCGCCGGCCTTTATGAAACCCACGCCGGCTATCCGGCTACCTGCCACAATGTGGGCGCTCTCTCTGCTCTTGAGAACCAGATGATGCAGATGACAACCGAAGGCTATCTCGGAGAGGGTTCGCCTGACCGGGTCGATGCTGCTGTGTGGGGCCTTACCGAATTGATGCTCGCGTCTCGCCGCCATCCTACGGCGCAGGTTGGCACCGCTCGCTATACGCCGCGCTGATATGCCAGAGCAGCGCACATCGAATTGGGATGAGGAAGCCGAAGAGAAGGTCAAGCTCTTGTGGAATGAGGGCTACAGCGCTTCGCAGATTGCGCAGCAGATGCCGGGCCGAACCCGCAGCATGGTCTGCGGCAAGCTGCATCGGCTGGGATTGCTAGGCTCCGGGCTCTTGGATAAGCCCAAAATGCCCGTGTTTCGTGGCCACCCAGCGGCAAACGTGGCTCGGGCGCTCCCCAAGGCCCCGAAGCCCGAGCCTGCCCCTGCTGAGCTTGCCTCTTGGGTCGGCGAGGACGGGCAATTCGCTACATTAGAAACGATTGCCGATAACCAATGTCATTGGCCGATAGGCGAGCCGGGTGACAAGGATTTTCATTACTGCGGGCATCAGGGAAAACCCTACTGTGCAGCACACGCACGCAAAGGGCATCAGCCCCTAGCAAGCAAAGGACGACGCTATGCAAGGTCATGAGCTACGGATACTCAAGGATGTGACGCAGGCTCCGGCGCAGACCATGCGTCCGGTATCTCCGGCGAAGGTTGCCGAGATGCGCGACAAGCAGGCGGCTCGCTATCGTGCAGAGCGCTTGGTTGAGACTCCGCTGCTTCCGATTGTGCGCGGGCTCCGCTCTCGCATTCTCGAAACCTCCGGCCTGCACCACAACTTCTGGGGTGCGGAAGATTGGGCGGAGCGTGTGAGAGCGAAACAAGCCGCGCATGATGAAGCGGTGAAGGAAAAGAATGCTACCGCCCTGGCTGACCTTGCCAAGGTGCAACAACACATGGAAGCGCACGGCATTGATACCGCGTCATTGGCGCAGAGGGTTTAATCATGGCAGTCAACAGCGAACTTCCCGCACAGACCATTCCGGGCGACATCAAGAATCTTGTCTCCACCGATCTCGGGCCGGCGACCCCGTCGCTCGACCACACCGTCATGGCCCCCTTCTGGCAACAGAGCACCGATTTGCTCGAAGGATGGCCGGCCATCAAGGCGGCGAGCACCACCTATCTGCCGAAGCATCCGAAAGAAGCTGATACGGATTACAAGTATCGTCTCTCTTGCGGCATCCTCACCAACATCTATGCGGATACAATCGAAAGCCTGTCCGCGAAGCCCTTCGATCAGGAATGTCACATTGTTGATGGCAGCGCGAGCGCGGTCTTCATTGGCGAGCCTGTCATGGTGGTCGATCCGAAGAAGCCCGGCACCAAGATTGACAGCGGCAAACGCAAGGGCGGCTTTCAGGAAGATGTGGATGGCAAGGGCTCGCATCTCCATGTCTTTGCCCGCGAGGTCTTTAAGTTCGGTATCTCGAATGCGATTGATTGGATTTTTGTCGACTATCCGAAGGTCGCACCGAACCTGACGCTCGCCGAAGAGAAGAAGCTGAACATCAAGCCCTACTGGTATCGGGTGGCAGCGCTCAATGTGCTCGAAGTGCAAGACGCCATGGTTGGCGGCAAGCGCGAACTCATCTACGTGCGCTTCCGCGAATGGAAGCAGGTCCGCGTGGGTTGGGCGACTGAGTTGCGCGAGCGGGTGCGCGAGATTACCCGCAAACGTCTCTCTGCTGAGAATGAGCCGGCCGTCTATGGTATCCCTGAGTGGGTTGTTTTGGAGAAGGACCCCAATTCCAAAGCTTCGCGTGAAGAGGATAAGTGGAGCCGGGTCGATAACGGCGTCTATACCATTGGCGAAATCCCGATGGTGCCTTTCATCACCGGCACGCGTCGCGGCACCACATGGCAGTTCAACCCGCCGATGAAGACGGCAGCGGACTTGCAGATTGTTCTCTACAACCAAGAGACCGGATTGGAGAACATCAATCGGCTGGTCAACTACCCGATGCTTTCCGCCAGCGGCGTCAATCTCAAGAACGATGACGGCACGCAGGTGGACATCGTCATGGGTCCGAATACCATCCTTGTGGCTCCTCCGCCGCTCGATGGTGCCGGCACGCCGGGCAAATGGGATTTCCTCTCACCGGATGCAGCAGGGCTTACCTTCTCGCAAGCCCGCGTCGACAAGACCAAAGAAGAGCTACGCGAGCTTGGGCGTCAACCGCTCACAGCGCAGAGCCAGAACATCACTGTGGTGACTTCTGCCTTCGCTGCGAGCAAAGCCAACAGCGCAGTCCAGGCTTGGGCTCTTGCGTTGAAGGATGCGCTTGAGAATGCCCTTCGCCTGACCGCCTTGTGGATGAAGGAAGCGGTCGAGCCGGAAGTGTTTGTCTTCATCGACTTCCCTGATGGTCTCGATGATGAGAGCTTTACCGAAATCCGCGAGATGCGCGCGAGCGGTGATATCTCACGCAAGACCTTGTGGAGCGAAGCCAGCCGGCGCAGCATTCTCGGTCCTGACTTCGATAGCAAACAGGAAGAGCAGAATCTGGCGGAAGAGATTCCGACCGATGATGCGGATGAGGCTTCCGATAGCGGCAACCCCGGCGACAAGAAGCCGGAAGAAGATGAGGAGGAGTAGCGCCCATGGGAAAAGCAATCATGCTGACGTTCGGGGTAATCTTCGCCCTGCTCCTCATGGGTGCGCTCTCTCCGCAGAAGCCGCAGTCTTATCTCGATGCGGCGAAGGAGTACGAGAAGGAATGCGCGAGCCATCGCGGCTACGGAGAATGGGCGCTTAATCCGCAAGGGCTTTCGCTCGATGATTGGTGTGCCATCAAAGCCCGCCAGCGTGCGCACAAAGAGATGCGCGAAGAATATCCCAACGGCTAGGAGATACGGACATGAGAATTAGCAATGTAGCGGCGCGTGCCGCAGCCGACGCGGTAGCCGTCCTTCTCAATGGCGGCACGGTGGAAATCAGAACAGGCGCTCCGCCCGCCACGGTGGAGGATACGGCGACGGGCACGCTGCTCGCGACGCTCTCCTTCGCCAATCCCGCCTTTGCTGCTGCCTCTGATACCAACCCAGGCGCGCGAGCATTGGCGAACTCCATCACGGGCGATACTGCCGCAGATGCGAACGGATTGGCCGGATGGTTCCGCGCCAAGACCTCTGGTGGGGTGGCGGTGATCGACGGGACAGTCGGCGGCGTGGTGCAGGCGACCGATGGTGAGATGATGTTTGCCAATGCACAATTTGTTCAGGGCGCAGCGATTGAAGCGCTTTCCTACGGTATCAATCACCCGGAGTAAGAAGCCATGTCCATCCTAGCTCACGGCGATTTCCGCGACGGCGTGATCTGGGATGGCACCGCGTTTGTCGATCCGACCACGCTGTTCACTTGCACTCGCTCCTCTGTCAATGACCTGGTCGAATGGTTGGACGGGACATACACCACTGTTCCCGCTAATACCATCCGCAAGTCGGACAAGGGCTGGTTGAACGAAGGACCGCGCACCAATTATCTCCGCAACAACTCGATGATTGGTGCGGTGGCTGGAACTCCGGGCACGCTACCGAACAATTGGCTTATGCTGGCGACAGGCGGGGGTTATACGCGCCAGATCGTTGGGATGGGGACGGAAGGTGGTCTCCCCTACATCGACATCCGCTGGTCTGCGACGACACCGACCGGTTCGCAGGAATTGTCCTTTGAAGCGCGGAACAATATCGTCGCAGCGCAGAGTCAGCCTTGGAGTGGTTCAGTGTTCTGCCGGGTGGTGGCAGGAAGCTTGACGAACGTAACTGTCACCACAAGGCTTATAACCTTCGCAGCGGATGGCACGACTCAGGTCAACGCAAACTCGGTGGCTATGTCGGCGCTCGACGCTGCGCGTCGTCGTTTTATCAACGACTACGCACCGAGCGGCGCAGCGTCGGCCTTTGTGACTAATACAATTGCGATTGGAGCGTCTGCCGCATTCGATGTTACCTTGCGGATTTATGCCCCACAGTGTGAGCTACGTCCTTCGACCTCAAGCACGGCCAGCAGCCCGATCCTTACAACGACGGTTGCGCGTCTACGTCAGGCTGATCGTTGGGCCTCCGGTGCCACGCTAAATGGGTATGCCGTTGGTGCTATGAGAGCACTTCGACTTGATGTGAATGATTGCCGTGTTCCGGGCAATGCAATTCGCTTCGGCGTGTTCAGTAGCGGTGATGCCCGCTTTGTCTCAACTGGGAGCGGCGGCGGCGTCGGGGTTAGTAATGATAGCGATCCGACTGTAACCGCCAACCTGCCGAGTGGTACAGTCGCAAATCAGCAAACCCGGATGGCATTCGGGTTCGATGCAACCGGTTTAGAAGTAAGGGTGAACGGGAGCGCCAAATCTACCAGCGCTTACGTGTGGCAAGACAACACAGGTACCTTCTATTTCCTTAACACCTCCGCTGGAACGTCAAGCGCTCAGGGTTGGTGCTACGGCTTCTCGATGGGCTCTGTCAAAGGAGACTTCGACGCCTACACGACCAAGGACCTCGTTGTCTGCGCCATTTCGCAAACGATGGGCGGCTTCACGCAGGATGCAGTCGGGTATCAGGAAGAGTGGGAAGCCGAAGTCTCTCAGACGATGGGAGCCTTTACGCAGGACGGCTACTTCAAGGAAGTCTATCGGGCGGACATCGCTTCCACGATGGAGCCCTTTGCTCAATACATCTCAGGGCGGCAGGCGCTCTACGCAGAGATCGCTCAGACCATGGGTGCCTTCGCGCAAGCTGCTCGCGCTGGCTTCCGCCTGGCTGAGTTGGAGATTGAGGTCAAGACAGGAACGGCCACAGCCTCCGTGCAGGCCGGCTCTGCTATCGCAACCATCGCGGCAGGGACCGCCAACATTTCAATCGAGGGCACGACATGACCGATTATGTTCGCGGGTCTACAATCACTATTGCCGGCAGCTTCTTGGATAAGAACGGCGATCCGGCCACAGTTGCTTCCGCTGAGCTTACTCTGAAGTATACCAGCGTAGCGGGAAGCAAGGTGGTCGATGTGGTTGCCATGAGCGAGGTAGGTGAAAGCTGGTCCTACGATTGGGACTCTTCGGTCGCTCGCAAAGGCACGGTCGCTTATTCGATGAAGGCTACCGGAGGCGGTGAAGTAATCGTAAAGGACGGAGAGATTACCTTGACCGCGAACGCGGCCAATGGCGCAACAGAATAAGAGAAGGACGGTATTGCATGGATACCCAGCCGATCAGAGCACATCGTACTCATTACTTGGGCGACCTTGCGCTCAAGCCGAACACCTATTTCGTTCATGGGGCAGCGGAGGTTGACAATACAGTCTCCGTCGGGGCGGGCACCCGCATCTGGCAGTTTGCTACTGTCATTCGCGGCACCATCTTGGGAGAAGGCTGCAATGTGGCGCACGGTGCTTGCTTGGACGGTCCTGTCTTTGGGGACCGCTGTATTATATCTCACAATGTGGCTATGGGACCCGGCTTTCAAATCGGCGACGATGTCTTTCTTGGTCCGGGTGTGGTCTTTTGCAACGATGCTTGGCCGTCTACGAAAAAGGATGGCTGGTCTCTTTCGGTATTCCAGAAGGGAGCTATCACAATCAAGGTGGGCTCCGGCTCCATCATTGGCGCGAATGCAACTCTGTTGCCCGGTATCAACATCGGCGAGGGCGCTGTCATCGCCGCAGGTGCGGTTGTCACAAAGGATGTACCGGCGGGGCACCTCTTCGCTCGCGACGGAACGCTACGTCCCGCGCCACCGGAAGCGCGTCGCCGCAGAATGAAGCTGCTGCCATGAGGACCGCTTATGTGTTGGGCGGGGCTTCCTGCTTGTGGGATGACTTGCAAATCTGCTTGCGCGATCAGGTGGTGCCGGATGGGCTGGGACTCGGCGTGCGGCCTTTACATGATGATGAGGGATACATTGCCGTCAATGATGCCGGCACAATCTTTCCGCGCGACCTTACTGCGTGGTGCACGCTGCACCGAGCCTTCCTGAAAGACTGGCGCAGGCGTCGCAACCTTCATGGTTATACCGCGCCGGGCAAGCTCTTCTCTACACTGGGTCCGAACGATAAGCCGCCTCCGAATAGCACGGTGCGATACATCGAGCCTTTCTTCGAGGGGCAGACGCACTCAGGCTCTTCGGGGCTCTTTGCGGTAAAGGTAGCATTGGAGGAGCTAGGCTTTGGTCGCGTCATCCTTTGCGGGGTGCCGATGATGCCTACGCCGCACTTCTTCAAGTCGTCGCAAGACCACGCGCTCGATAACGGTGAATACGGATGGAGAGACGCAGAGAGCTATCGGCAAGGCTGGCTCGAAGCCCTGCCGGCGATGAAGGGCCGGGTGTTCAGCATGAGCGGGTGGACGAAAGAGCTTCTCGGTGCGCCATGCTGACGGTCGCCACGCTCTTCTGGCAACCGAACAAAAGCTCCTTCGCTTTCTCGTCGATGTATGACGAAGCCTGGGTAGAGAAGCTCTATCGCGGCTTTCGCAGAAACCTTACGCAGCCGTTCAACTTCGTCTGCTACACCGACAAGCTGCGCAAGTATCAGCATTGGGAAATCGGACAGAAGCTTTTGAAGTCTGCGGTGCCCGGTTACGGCGATTGTATACAGCCTTACGAAATGAACGAGCCGATGATACTCGTCGGGCTCGATACCATCGTCTGCGGCAACATCGACCATCTCGCCGACTATTGCTTACAACAGCATCGCTTCGCTCTCCCGCGCGATCCATACAAGCCGGAGCGGGCGTGCAATGGGGTAGCGCTGGTGCCGGCAGGGCACGGTATCATCGCAGAGATGCACCGCGGTGAGAACGACATGGTATGGGTGCGGAAGTTTCCGCACGCCTTCATTGATGACTGGTTTCCTGGCGAGGTGCTTTCCTTCAAGGAGCACTACAAGCGCGGGCAAACGCAGAATGCTCGCATCGTTTATTTTCACGGGGAAGAGAAGCCCCACCAGCTATTGAACAATGCGCTGGTTCGAAATCATTGGAGATAACATGAACGACAAACGCAATCGCCGCCGCTTGGGTATTCCTCTGGTATCGCAAGAGCAGGCCGCTCATCTGCAAACGCTGAACCCTCCGGCCCCCAGCAAGGCAGAGATGGAGGCGACCACCATCGGCCCGGCGAAGGTTCAGGACTCGCCTGACCGCTTCGCTCCGAATGAGGAGACGGCTCGCCGGGATTATAGCGGGGAGCCGAACACATGCTTCATTCTCGGCAGCGCTGCGTGCGTCTTTACCGACTACGAGAATGCGGTGAAGGACTACGGTTACCAGAATGTGATCCTCGTCAATGACATGGGCTTGGAGTTTGCCGGCGCGGCCGTAGCTTGGGCCACATTGAATGGCGAGCAGTTTCCGCGCTATCTCAAGCAGCGCGAAGCCAAAGGCTACCCGGCCATCCCTCGCCTATTTACCGGGCTCTCTGCCGGCGACTTCGATGTGGTCAAACGGACGGCCACCGATATCGTGGAGGCGAAGTTCTTGCCCGAGCAGCAGGTGGGTGGCTCCTCCGGGCTGTTTGCTGTCAAGGTGGCTATTGCTGATCTCGGATACGAGCGTGCCATTCTCTGCGGCATTCCGATGACCATTGACCAAGCGCATCTTACGGACCCGGCGCTTTGGAATGATGCCCCGAGCTTCTACGCGGGGTGGCGGCAGGCATTGCCGCACATCAAGGGCAAGGTCTTCTCGATGAGCGGGTGGACGAAGAACCTGCTCGGGTCGCCGCGCGATGAAAGTTAAGCGCGACAAAGAGACTGATGGCTACTACCATCATTGGTGCCCCGGCTGCAAAGCTCGCCATCTGATCCCCGATTGGGGTGAGCCGGGCAAGCGCTGGACCTTCAACAACAATTTCGAGAAGCCTTCCTTTCAGCCATCGGTTCGGTTATCGGCTGGCGGAGAGGTCTACTGCCACTATTTCATCACGGACGGGAACATTCTCTTCTGCGAAGATAGTGCGCACGCACTGGCGGGCAAAGCAGTGCCGCTACCTGACTTGCCGAAAGAGTTTCAGTAATTCCCGAAAGGGATTCCGTCGCCTCTGCGGTTCAGAGGTATCACAGACCACCACCCTGCCAATTAGCGGACGCTCGTTGGCGCAATCGCGGTCGGATGACCGCAGAAAGATAGTGAGTACTACATGGCTAAGGTATTGAAGACCGTTAAGGTGACGCAAGGCGATAAGGAAGTCGTTTACGCGGAAGTCCAGGACGGCAAGCCGGTCTATGTCGATGATGCCAATGGTTCGGAGGTTGCGATTGATGCAGCCGCCAGCGCGGAGACGATTGCGAACCTCAATCGTGAGGCTCGCGGCCATCGCACGGCGAAGGAGCAGGCGGAAGAGAAGTTGAAGGCGTTCGAAGGGCTGGACCCGGAGAAAGCGCGCGAAGCTTTGGCCACCGTCGAGAGTCTGTCCAGTGAGCAATTGCTGACGGCCGGCAAGGTCGACGAAATCAAGGCGCAGGTCAAGAAGCAGGTCGATGATAGCTACAAAGGCAAGATCGACCAGCTTGAGACGAAGGTCCGGGATTTGTCGGGCACCAACGAAAAGCTCTCGGGCTCGCTGGCGACCGAGAAGGTCACCAACGCGTTCACCAATTCCAAGTACATCAAGGACAAGCTCGCCGTGCCCCCGTCTGTTGCCAAGGCTGTCTTCGGTAACAACTTCAAGGTCGAGGAAGACAAGCTCGTTGCTTATGACAACAACGGCACGCGCCTCTACTCCAATGCTTCGGGCGGCGAGCCGAACTTCGACGAAGCTCTCGAAATCATCATCGGCAATTACCCCGACCGCGACTCGCTCTTGAAGGGCAAGAACAATTCGGGCGGTGGCGGCGATGGCGGTGGCGGCGGTGGTCGTCAGCAGCAGCCCGGCGAGAAGTCGATCAGCCGCAAGGCATTCGACTCGCTCGATGCCACGCAGCGAATGCTCAAGATGCGCGAGGGCTTCAAGGTCGTCGACGACGAATAGCATAGCCTCCCGTAAGTGGTAGCTCAGCCCGGTAGAGCGCGCGGTTCATGCGCCGCAGGTCGTTGGTTCAAATCCAACCCACTTACTCTTTATTCCGCTGCGACAAGTACAGCAGCGGCGAACATTCCACGAAGCCAAGGCTTTGTGGAAAACAGTGCACGCCCAAAGGTGGATGCCGGAGGGTGCTACGGGTTGGATGACCCACGCTACTAGATTGCGGCGTAGAGCAATCATCTAAGCCGGCCGTGCGGTTTCCACGGTAATTCAATGGAGAGTTGTCCAACATGGCAAACACCATCACTGCCGTCTTGCCCTCGCTGTATGCGGGTCTGGACGAGGTGTCGCGTGAGCTGATCGGTATCATCCCGGCTGCTCAGCGCGACACGAGCATGGAACAGGCTGCGGTCGGTCAGACCGTCAACGTTCCGGTTGTGCCCGCTGCTTCTGGCGGTAATATCACTCCGGGCTCTACCGCCCCGGATGATGGCGACGTGACGCTCGGCACCATGCCGGTGTCGATCACCAAGTCGAAGTACTCGCCGGTCCGCTGGAACGGTGAAGAGCAGATGGCAATCGGGCCGACGGGGCAGTACAATCGCATCCTCGCCGACCAGTTTGCTCAGTCGATCCGTTGGCTCGCCAATCAGGTCGAAGTTGACGGCATGACTGCCGCGTACCTGAACGCTTCGCGCGCTTATGGTACGGCCGGCGCCACGCCGTTCGGCACCGCCGGTGACCTCACCGACTTTGCCGGCATGAACCGCATTCTCGATGAGAACGGCGCTCCCGCTTCGGGTCGCCGCCTGATCGTGGGTTCGGCAGCGCGCTTCAATCTGGAAGGCAAGCAGTCCGTTCTGTTCAAGGTGAACGAAGCGGGCGATGACGGTGCGTTCCTGCGCAAGCGTTACCTTCCCGAAGTCCAGTCGCTGATGATTGGCTTCTCTGGCGGTGCTCAGACGCACACCAAGGGAACCGGTTCGGGCTATCTGGTGAATCGTTCCGCTGGCTATGCCATCGGCGACACCTCGATTGCCCTCGATACCGGCACGGGTACCGTCAAGGCGGGCGACGTGGTCACCTTTGCGGGCGACACGAACCAGTATGTGGTGCAGACGGCTCTGACCGGCGGCTCCATCGTTCTGGCTGCTCCGGGCTTGCGCGCGACCTTGGCGGATACCACCGCCATGACCGTGCTCAATTCCTACACCGCCAACGTGGCGTTCACTCCCAATGCCCTCGTCCTCGCGGCTCGTGCTCCGGCGCGTCCGAAGGGCGGCGACATGGCGGATGACGTCATGATGATCACCGATCCGGTGTCGGGCGTTTCGTTCGAGGTTGCGCTGTACCGCGAGTATCGCCGCATCCGCTACGAAGTGTCCCTTGCCTGGGGCTGGGGTGTGGTCAAGCGCGAGCACATCGCTCTGTTGAAAGGCTAAGTTGCGCGGGTGGGGGTTCGCTCCCACCCCGCCCCTTGGCTTTGCGTGCGTAACGTATCCAATCAATCTGTCTAGAAAGGACAACCCATGGCTGACGCCGTGACCCCGAACGACCGCGCCGAAACGGTAAAGGTCGTGAATGAGAACTCGCGTACTGGCTACGCGATTATCAACAAGTCCGACTTCAACGAAGATGAGCACGAAATCTTCGAGGAAGAGGATGAGGAAGAGGATGATACCGACGCCGATGGCGACGGCATCCCCGACCGACTCCAGCGCGTGACCAATGCCGACCGCACCTTCGATGAGCCGACGCCCACCGACATCCGTTACGGCAACAAGGATGACACCGAGTTCGCCAACAATCACGGATCGAAGCTGGGTAACTCGGCGGCTGAACTGCGCGAAGGCGCTGGTCTGCCGCAGAAGCCCGGTGGCTTGAACCCCGACCAGTTCAAAAAGGTCGAGGAAGCGGAAGCTGCGAAGCGCGACGCGCTGACCGGTTCGCCGCGCGGCAAGCTGGTGCGCAAGGTGCTTGTCGAAGACGACAAGTCCTCCAAGTCCAAGGCGAAAGCCAAGGGCAAGGGCAAGGGCAAGTCGAAGAAGAAGGCACCCGTCAAGAGCAGCGCCGACGAGGAAATGGACGACAAGTCCAAATCCGGCGAATAAGACCGATCACGCCCGAAAGGCGATGCTCGCGTCTTAGGGCATGAGGGACAGGGGCAAGGTCTAGGTGGTCTGTGCCTTGCCCCCGTTTCCTTCATGCTTGGTTTTATTCACAGCGCCGGAGAGCCACCCCCAGCGCCGTGCCCTTTGGGGGCGGGGATTTGAGCCCCCTCTTTCTATATGCCCGCCAGTGGCCACGAAAATCAACGAGCAAAGGGACCGCATGGCCTACTTGCATGATAACCGCGAGAGCTTCCCGAACACCATCTCTTCCGATCTCTTCAAGCTTGTGATCGGCAAAGAGATAGGCTTCGGGCATTCGCGTAAAGTCTTCGAGTATCTTCCTGACCCGAACATGGTCATCAAGTGCGAAGACTCCGGTGATGCTTTTGCAAATGTGCTTGAGTTCAAACTCTGGCAGGATTTGCAATACAACAAGCACGCGAAGAAGTGGGTAGCTCCTTGCTACACGCTATCAGCGAACGGCATCTGGTTGTTGCAGGCGCGCACCGACCCGCCCCCTCGCTCTTTCAAATGGCCGAAGCAAGTGCCGGCCTGGCTCACCGATTGCAAAAAGGAAAACTTCGGCCTGCTTAAAGGCAAGCTGGTGTGTCACGATTACGCGCTGCATAAGCTGTGCGACGTAGGCGCGAGAATGCGCAAGTCAGATTTTTGGAGTAACAACGATGGCTCTAGTAGTTGAAACCGGAACTGGCGGCGATGCTCTGATCTCGCTCGCGCAGTTCAATGACTTCGCAGAGAAGATGGGGTGGGATGTCTCGGCTTACGATGACCTTGACATTGAAGCCGCGATCCGTCGCGCTTCCTATTATATCTCTACCAATTATAAGTATCAGGGGTATACCATCGGCGGCCGTGCGCAGGTCTTGGCTTTCCCCCGCTCTGGTATGATTGACGGCGAGGGGCATGGCATCGACCCTACCACTGTCCCGCGCGAAGCGGAGACGGCGACCTATCACGCTACTTATTATGAGATGCAGACTCCGGGCGGGCTTACGCCTTCGGGCTCTACGAGTGACCTCGTCAAATCGGAGAGCGTTGGTCCTATCTCGATTGAGTACGCGGGTGCCGGCAATGGCGTCGATGGTTTGCGGCCTACTCTCTTCGCAGTAAAGGACGCACTCGGTCCTCTGCTGAGCAAGACAAGCTTCTCACCCTTTACGGCGAGGGCTGACCGTGGTTAACAGCTTCAACTACGCACGGCTCAAGAAGACAGCCGACCGGCTCATCTCGCGCTTCGGCCCGGTGGCTGACGCGACATTCAATGAACCCGGCGCGGCATCGAGTGGCTTCAATCCTGGCGAGACCTCCGCACCCACGCAGCACCCGGTGCGCGTGGTTGTTCTCGGCTACAACCGGAATGAGATCGACGGGCTTCGCATCCTCGCTACGGACAAGAAAATCTTTGTAGCCATCGGCGACAATGATGCGCTTGAGCCGACGAGTGAATGGACGCTGACCACCAAGGGCGTTACCTATCAGATTGTCCCGCCCGTCAGGCCGTTGCAGCCCGGAGATGTCAAGCTATTGTGGGAGGTGCAATGTCGCCGCGCTTAAAGCCCGCCGACGAAGGCAATCCCTTTTGTGGTCCGGCGCTCGATGCTTTGGCATCCGAAGTCGAGCTTGGCGCTACCATCAAACTCATTGAGGCGATGACGCTTCGCGGAAAAGGAATTGAGACAGGGGATTTGCGTCAGCGCGCTCACGATCTGCTCGACGCACACCTCGATGCAAAGCAAAGCGCGGCTGTTCTCATGGCGCATGGGTTGAACTATGGCAAACCAAAGTAAAATCCTCTCCGATCTGCTCGACCGCATGGAGCCCGAAGTCGCGAAGGCGTGGCGTAAGGCTATGGCAGATTGGCGCTCGGCTGTGGACATGGCTGCAATCGTGCGCGCCATCTCGAACAATGACATCTTGGGTGCCATCTCTGCGATGAATCTTGACCCCGCTGCGCTGCAAGTATTCCTTGGCGCGCTACAGAATGCTTATCAGCGCGCGGGCGCGGCGACGGTAGCTGCCTATCCGAAGGTGACCATCCCGCAGAGCAGCGCGAAGATGGTGATCCGCTTCAATGGCCGCGACCCTGTTGCTGAACAATTCCTGCGCACCAAGAGCGCAGAGCTTGTCAGCAACATTACCACCAACCAGCAAGAAGCAATCCGCAAGCTGCTCGCGGCAGGTCTCGCCGCTGGTGATAATCCTACCGCGGTAGCTTTGGATTTGGTAGGCCGCATCGGACAGAATGGGAAGCGGCAGGGCGGCGTGATTGGACTCACTGTCCCGCAAGCCGACTACCTCATCGCCGCAAAGGCGGAATTGAAGTCGATGGACTCGGGCCTGCTGCGCAATTACCTTACGCGCCAGTTGCGGGATCATCGCTTCGATGGGTTTGTGCTTCGCGCCATCGAGAGCGGGACCAAAATCCCGGTCGATGCCCGGACGCGAATGTTGGTCAGCTATTCGAACCGATTGCTCAAGCAGCGAGGAGATACGATTGCGCGTACTGAAACCCTTTCCACGCTTCATGCTTCTCAGGATGAGGCGGTGCGTCAGACTCTTTCGGCGAGCGGGATTAAGACGTCGGCAGTAACGAAGACATGGCGCTCGGCACATGACCGGAAGGTTCGCCATACGCATACGAAGCTGAACGGACAAAAGGTCGGCTACCTCAAGCCCTTCGTCTCCCCCAGCGGCGCAAAGCTGATGTATCCCGGCGACCGCTCATTGGGAGCGCCTGCCGGCGAGATTATCAACTGCCGTTGCATCGCGCCTGTGAAGATCGACTTCCTTGCCGGAGTAAAATAGATGCCGCAGCAACTTGACTTCGACGGGGTAGTCTCCGCTTGGGTCAAGCGCACCGATGAGCGGATGACCGCAGTCTTCCGAGAGTCATCCTCTCGCATCATCGAAGAGATGGTGCGCACGGTGAAGGAGGGCGGGAATATGCCGGTCATCACCGGCTTCCTTCGTGCATCGCTGCGGGTCTATATCGGAGGCGCGCTCACGCTCTCGACAGTCGGCAATCCTGGCAAGAAGGTGGTAGCCTTTAGCGATAGCTACAGGCTCACCATCGCATCGGCAAAGATAGGCGATACCATCTCTGCGGTCTTCGTCGCTAACTACGCGATGCGTATCGAGCACGGCTTCGTTGGCACTGACTCACTAGGCCGCGAATACAATCAGGGCGGTCGCCATTTCGTAAAGCTTGCGGCGCAGCGCTGGCGCACAATCGTTCGGCAAGTCTCCGCAGAATTAAAAGGCAGGGTAGGTACGCCATGACCGTCGTAGGCATCGAAGCGAATATCGTGAATGGCTTGCTTGCTGCCGTGGAGGCGCAAACCTACACAGGCAAGAAGAAGGACAACACCAGCACGGGCAATCTTGCCTACGCTTGGCCGGAAGTTACCCTTGACGTGTCGAACAAGCCTTACTACCTCGCGGTTGATGTGGTGCTGAACAATCACGGCTTTCAGCCGGTCGCCGGCAACAATGTTGAGCGGATGGGCTTTCTCATCATCAAGGTGGTGTGGCCGAAGAACGAAGGCATCATTCGCCCGAGCGAGGTCGCCTCTGCCATCGCTCTCGCATGGAAGGCCGGCACCACTATCTTCGGGACGGGAGTGAAGGTTGTTGTCTCGCCTGACCCTTATCTTAGCTCGCCGCTACCAGACCCCACCCGCGTATCAATCGCGGTCAACATTCCTTGGAAGGCTTACAAGACCAACTAAGGAGCGTGCCCAAATACTTTCGCCGGGTGGGTGCACCGGCTTTCTGAACGAAAGGGCCAACCATGGCTATCGCAACGTCTCAGGGCGCAAAAATCTACATTGGCCCTGTCACTGCCGTCGAACCCGCGACGGGTTCTGCCTACGCCGCTCTGAGCTACACCGAGTTGAAAAATCTGGAAAGCATTTCCCAGATCGGTGATCAGGCCGGCACGATCACCTTCTCCGACATGGCCCGTCAGCGGGTGCGCAAGTTTAAGGGCGCACGCGATGCCGGCCAGGTCACGGTGACGACCGCTCACGATCCTCTCGATGCCGGCCAGATCGCCATCGTCGCGGCGGAGAAGAGCAACTTCAACTACGCCTTCAAAGTGACCGTGGCGGATAACGCGGATGCCAACGACAGCACGTCGGTGTTCTATTTCCTCGCCAAGGTTATGCAGGCGCGCATCACTCCCGGCGATGCCAACTCGGTGCTCAAGCGCGAATATGTGCTCGATATCGACACGGCCATCACCGAAGTGGCTGGCG